CGCAATGCACTTAGCTTGTTAATTGAATAAGCCCCTTCGGGGGCTAAGGATAAAAACCATGAAAAATAAATTATCAGATTTAAACAACCATCTTTTTGCACAACTTGAACGCCTTGGTGATGAAGATATCAAGGGCGATGAATTAAAAGACGAAATTGAGCGCGGCAAGTCGATGGCAAGCGTTGCAAAAGAAATTGTTAGCAATGCAAAGCTGGCGCTTGATGTTGCTGTTAAGTATGACGAGATGAGCCAGAACGCCAAGCAACACGTTGATGGTATGTTATTGGAGAACAGATAATGTTTTCTTACTCAGCGGAACACATTGCTTTTCTTCGTGAGAATTACCCACGCATGACAAGGCCAGAACTCACTGAAGCTTTTAACCAGGCATTTGGTTTAGACAAGTCTGAGGGTGCCATTAAGAGCACTATCAAGGTGCATCAGATTAAAAGCGGCCGCACATCTGGTAAGCGCCCCGTATCGAGCGAAATCAAATCAAAGCTTTTTAATAAAGGGCAAGTGAAGTTTATTAGCGAAAATTACAAACAAATGAGTCGTAAAGAGTTGCTATCGGCGCTTAACGATAAGTTTGGTCTTTCTATAACGCTTAGCCAATTAGTGTCTTTTGTTAAAAACCACAAAATAAACTCTGGGCGAAGCGGCTACTTCGTTAAGGGTCAGAAAAGCTGGAACAAAGGCACGAAAGGTGTTTTGAAAGCAAATTCAGGTTCTTTCAAAAAGGGCGAAAAGCCAGCTAATTATCACCCAGTTGGTCATGAACGGGTTGATTCAAAGGATGGTTATATTCTTGTGAAAGTGGCTGACAAAAACCCTTGGAAATCTAGCAAGTCGGGATGGTACCGCCACAAGCATGTAGTCATTTGGGAGCAGCACAACGGGCCCGTTCCTGAAGGAATGTGCATTAGGTTTAAAGATAACAATAAGCGCAACTTCGATATTAATAACTTGTTTTTAGTTAGTCGCGGTGAACACATAAGGCTCAACCAAATGGGTTATGGCGAACAGCCAGAAGAGTTAAAGCCAATTGTTATCAACATCGCAAAGCTAGACCAGGCAAGCTTCGACAAAATTAAGCAACTTAAGGAACAAGCAGCATGAACAACATTATGTTAGACCTAGAAACAATGGGCAAAGGCTCAAACGCCGCTATCGTGTCAATCGGGGCGGTATTCTTCAACCCTCTTACTGGTGAGATAGGTGAGCAGTTTTATAAGCGCATTTGGTTAGAGAGCGCTGCCAAGTATGGCGAAATTGATGCGGGTACCGTTGCATGGTGGCTGAAGCAGAGCGATGAAGCACGCGCTGAGATTAATCACAATGATAGCGTTGGCTTAAGTGAAGCGGTACGCGGATTTAGCGAATTTGTTATAGGTACGGCCCAATGCTCTTTTGCTGATATTCGAGTATGGGGCAACGGTTGCACATTCGACAATGTAATCATTGCCAACGCATACAAGCAGCTGAAGCTTCAAAAGCCTTGGTCTTACGCTGGCGATATGGATGTACGAACCATTGTTGAGCTAGGCCGTAAGCTTCTTAATTTCGACCCTAAGAAAGATATGCCGTTTGAAGGTGAAAAGCATAACGCCCTAGCTGATGCCATTCACCAGGCTAAGTATGTTTCTGCTATTTATCAGAAGTTAGCTGAAGCCACTTATCGCGATGAGGTGAACGCAGCATGAAGCGCCAGATATTCGTTAACGGAAAGCCCCACTACGCCAGCGCGCAGCTAGTGGGTAAAGTTCAAAGCATGGTTGAGCATAATTACACAACCATGCAGATAGCAGAGCAGATCAGCAGAACGCGAGGTTTTACCCAAAAACTGGTTATGTCGATTAAAGTTGAAGCGCAAATGGGGAGAGTGGCGTGAGTGAATTAGTAAAATGCGCAACGTGCAAAACTGAAAAGCCAGTCAGTGAAATGCAGACCTGCCTGCACGCTGGTTGGGAATATAGTGTTTGTGATATGCCCTGCATGATTAAGTTTTATAAAGGGGAAATAAAGCCAGATATCGTTATCACGCCCGACTTAGAGGAAATGGTCAGGCTTGGAATGAACCCGAAAGAATACCACTTACACAAGGAAAATTTAGAGTTAACTGAGCAACTAGCAAAAGCTAATGAGCGTGTGAAGGAGTTGGAGAAAGAAAGAGAAACAGGTTACGAGGTTTGGCAAGCCAATTATCAGGCTCTAAAAGATTCAATGAGTTTAACTACTTGCTACGAGTGCGGCACACGAGTTTACGAACTATCACCGCGCAGCCGTTGCTGTATGTGCGAATACGGTAGGGCGCAATTCAACGAGCGTGAGAACGAACAACTACGCAAGGAGCAAGAGTGATGGGCAAAGGCAATGAGAAAGAAAAGTTTTACTGCCCATTTTGCGATTTGCCGCTAAACGGTAAACGCCATGAATATGAGAGTATGGCATTTGACTTGTACGCTTGTGAGTATGATGCATCTCGAAGCGAAAAGAGACCAATTTCTGAGTTAGAAAAGAACGAAAAAAATATAGCGGAAATGAAAAAAGAACGTAGCCGAATGTATAAGTTAATAAAGCAGCTCAAAGCAAGAAATGAAGAAATCGAAAAACTACGTGAGGAGCAATAGTGATGACTTTGTGGTCAGACGGTAAAACAAGCGAAGAAATTCAAAAACTATCAGAAGTTGATGGTAACTCTGTCGCGTATAACCTGCACGAAGACTTGCTATGTGTAAAAGAAGATTTAGCAAAGGCTAATGAGCGTGTGAGGGAGTTGGAGCAAGCTAATTTGGAGCTAGCTGCTAACGTTGAAGCATGTTGTGAGCTAACCGATATGGATATGGGCGCAGCAATAGAAAGGCTTTTCGAGATTGACAATACAGAGTCAAAAGCACTGCTAAACAAATTCGCCATAGAGAAGAAGCAAGAGGCTATCTTAACAATCAAAGACAAGTGGATTAAAAAAGCGTCTGAAATGCCGCCACAGCTTGAATGCAGAAGCAAAGGCTATAGCTGTTATAACTGGGCGATGTTTTATGCAAGAGAGTTAACAGATGAAGCAGAACAACTACGCAAGGAGCAAGAGTGATGGGGTATTGTGCCGTTCCATACAAAGAATTACCAGATGTTTGCAGAACATGCAGATTCAGAGATTTTGATGCCGCAGATGAATACTCAAATTTTTGGCATTACTGCACAAAGGGTTTATATATCCCAACAAAGAAAAACTCATGTAAAGTCAAAGATAAGCAACTACGCAAGGAGCAAAGCAATGATTGAGAAATTAGAATGCACTTGCATCGAAGCATACAAAACAAGAAAAATGCGTGACCCGAATTGTTGCGCTTGTTCGTGTGACCACAATGATTTAGTAGAGCAACTAGCAAAGGCTAATGAGCGTGTTGATGGCCTTGAAAAGGCACTGGCAAATTGCGCAGATGCTTTGTACGAAAGCAACATAAATCACAAAAAAGCTATTGATAAGATACAAGCAGAATGCATTGATGTCTTATTTGATTTTGCTGCAAAAAGAGATGATTCAGGATTTGCTATAGCTCTGTATGAGCAGCCATATGAAATTCAGGATGCCATAAGGACATTCAAGCAACTAAGCAAGGATCAATCAAATGGGTAACGGTGTAACAGTAAAAAACACAGCATCGGTAAGTCAGCGTGATGTTGTTGACTCACTAACAAAGCAACTAGCAAAGGCTAATGAGCGTGTTGCGCTACTTGAGCGAGTTGAAAAGATTTTTAATGAATCACCAGAACTAACCTTCGAAAACGTGAAGGTCATGTTCAATGATGAGCTAAACAAATTCGCCATAGAGAAACAACTAGAGACAGCGAAGAAGTGTGCTTTTGGTAGCACCAGCTGGGTTTTAGAGCATATAAAGTTTCTGGAAGAACAACTACGCAAGGAACAAGATCATGAAAAAACTAAAAGCTAAACAGCTAGGCCCGTGGTGTTCGTTCTGTGCACCTAAAACGACTAGAGCTGTTTATCGTGAAAATGGTTTTGCCGATAAGTTCGCTTGCTCTGAGCATAAGAGCGATTTAGCTCAACATGAGCGCCAGAAAGCCGAGCGAGAGGAACATCTTACTGAAGCCGACTATCAGACTTGGATGAGGTTATGGGATTATGCTTAATCTGAAAGAAGGTGAGATTTATTACTCTATTGAAGACCTCAAAGGATACGAGGTTGTAACGTATAGAAGTGGGTATTGGTACTTATGTTGCTTTAAGGTTACTTGTTCAGCAATAAAGCATATCTTTGATATGACTCCTCAAGAAGAATTCTCTAAAAAGTTTTTTACTTCTCACTTAGATGCGATGGAGGCTAATTACAAGCGTCAAAAAAGCCAAGCATTAAAGGCATTAGAAGTGGTGAAGAAGCTACGCAAGGAGCAAGAGTGATGTTTAGTCAAATGGTCGATAGCTTGGTAAATAAGCTAAAAAGCGCTGGCTATAAGTCATCAGGTAGTTATACCGGTGATTTGACAGTATTGAGCGGCTACAACAAAGACGAGATAGCTGCGGCTAGACAAGCAATAGCGGAGTGGTTACAAGACAACCACAACGACCTTGCAGTTGAGAACGAAGCGCTAAAGCAAAAGCTTTTTATCTGTAATGAAATCATCAGCAAATCGAATTTTGCACCGATGACGGTGCCGCTAGTGGGGAAATCCAATGACTAAACGCAAAGCAAACACCCCAATCAAGCGCAAGCAGATGATTGCCCGTACTGCGCTTAAAAACCTTTGTATAGCTATGGTGCTAGGCGAAGCAAAGTATTGCACGGTAATGAATTACAAATCGTGCAATGAAGTTAAGGTTTCTCAGCAAGTCGCTGAACTTATCGCTGGCCTTCCGTGGAAATGGTATTTCGAGTGCTCAGTAGTATGTCGTGACCAAAACGGCAAAGAGTACATCGTTAGCGAAACGGTTCATTGTGAGTCAGCTTATCGCCAGTCTGACCCAAGACTTAACGACTTTCTAAACACGCACCACAAAGCGTTTTTAGCAAAGCAGAATAACCTACACGTTATTACGCTGGCATGGGTAGCCGTTCCCGCCATCGGTGACAAAGTAGATTTAGAAATTGAAACACTAGATAAGATTTACACCAAGCTAGGTGCGTTTGAATATCTATCTACGTGGGAAAATAACCAGTTGGAGGATGCGGCGTGAGTGAGTCTGTTTTAGTTCGCCATCAAAGCTTCAAATGCCGCCATAACAGATACATAGTTGACCCAAGATTAAGTGTTGTTGAGTGCGGTATATGTGGCGAAAAACTTAATCCAATGTGGGTTTTAGAGCAACTTTGCGGTAGAGAAAATCGAGCGGCTGACAGGCTTGAATTCCTTAATAAGCAAGCAGAAAAAGCCATAAACAAAAATCGTTGCAAGTGTGAAAAGTGTGGCGAAATGACAAGAATTCAAAGGAGCTAATCAATGACTAACCAAGAGATCTTAGCTAATGGGCCTGAAGGCTGGACTGGTATTTATATTTCAGATGGCTTCTACCGCTGGATTATGGAAGACGGTACTCACTCAAACCTCATCAGCAATGAAGCTTACTGCAACGCCCAAAGTCACGAACGAAGCCGCGATGACATTGAGCGAATCGTCTATCTTGAAAGTGTATTGAAGGGGGAAGCAGCGTGAAATTAAGCCACTTTAAGTCTATGTCAAAACTTCGAGTGATCTTCTATCTCGTAGTTCTCATCATTTGCCTTGCTAGTTCCTATCACAGTATAAATGTGTACATTGAATGTGAAGGAGAAGTCCTACGAGGTATGTTCAAACTTGTGTGTGTTGAGGGTAATTAAGTGAATGACTTTCTTTCCGATCAAGAAATTGAAGAACTTACTGGCGCTAAACAAGTGAGTAAGCAAAAAGAGATCTTAACAAAGAATCGAATATACTTTGTTGAACGCACAGATGGAAAAATAAAAGTGTGCTGGCACCACGTTCACAACCCTATGGTTGATAAACAGTCTGGTACAGATTCGCTAATTAATTGGGAAGCAGCATGACCAGAAGGAAAAGCCGTAAAGACGCATGGATGCCGCCGCGTGTATACAGAGGTAAATCAGCTTATGAGTATCACCCTAAAGGGGGTGGTGCTATTAGGCTTTGCAAACTCGATGCAAAGAACTGGGAGGTATTAAAAGCCCACGAAGATGCAGTTCAGGCGCTTGAAGCTAAAGAGAACCTTTCAGGTTTGGTAAGCGACTTTTTTGAAAGCGCTGATTTCTCTGATTTATCGAAAACTACGCAAGCTGATTACCGCAAGTATAGCCGTAAGGTTTTATCGGTATTTGGTAAAGTTCACCCCGATAACTTAGAGCCTCGTCACGTTCGCGCTTATATGGATAAGCGTGGTGCTAAATCGAAGACACAAGCCAACCGTGAAAAGGCTTTTCTTTCTCGTTGCTACCGTTGGGCTTACGAACGCGGCCTAGTTAAACAGAACCCATGCAAAGGCGTTAAACAGTTTAAAGAAACTGCCAGAGATAGATACGTTGAAGACTGGGAATACAAAGCAGTATTTGAAAACGCCCCACCCCACGTGCAAGCAGCAATGGAGATAAGCTATTTGTGCGCGGCGCGTAAAGGTGATGTTCTATCAATGACGTGGGACCAAATACGCGATGAAGGTATTTTCATTCAGCAAGGCAAGACCAATGTAAAGCAAATTAAGGAATGGACCCCACGCCTTAGAAAAGCTATTGAGTTAGCCAAATCGCTGAGAACGGGAAATATTATTAGCCGCTGGGTTATCTGCCAGGCTAACGGGAAGTGTTACACAGGTCGAGGTTTCGATCAGGGTTGGATGGATGCGCGTGAAGCAGCTCGAGCAAAAACCAACATGGCGTTAGATTTCACGTTCCATGATTTGAAAGCGAAGTCTATCAGTGATTATGAAGGTAGCACGAAAGAGAAACAGATCTTCTCTGGCCATAAAACAGAGCGACAAGTTAATACTTACGATAGGAAAGTGAAAGTTGTTCCTAGCCTAAAAAGGTGATTATAGCAAAAAAGCGTTAGGAAAGTTGTTAGGAAAGGTTGGTCACAAAGAATTAAACGACTGACCTTTAAAGTTTTAAAGCGTTGTTTTTAAAGGTTTTTTGATTGGTGCCCGGGGCCGGACTTGAACCGGCACGCTGTTACCAGCGAGGGATTTTAAATCCGTATGAACAGGCTAGTAAACACACAGGCTTGATAGGTACTGTTCCTAACAAAATTCATTGTTTAAGTGTTTGATTTGTCGTATTTGAGAGAGTTCTTGTTAGGAAATAAAAGGCGTCCTTGCCCAAAGATTTATGCGGCGTCTTCAACTCTATAGCTAAGCGGCTTATATCCAGATGTTGCGTTAGAAGCAACTACTAGTCCACGCGTATCAGAACCAACATAAAGCACAATCATGAACGTTGGCTGAATGCTATCCCTACCGCCTGTTGGTATATCCAAATCACCAAGGCGAGCAAGGATCTTACTTCCATCAATTTTAATTGAGTCGCTATTCTCATTACTGATTTTTTTGCCATCTGCAATAACTTCGACCTTAGCAATTCCATTCTGGGTTAAATCCAAATAGCCACCAGCGGTTACAATGCCGGCAACAGAACTTGGCTTAAGTTGCATAACCTCTCTGTTTGATCGGCCTTTGTAAGCTACCAAGCTGCCCTGCGTCACCAACTCAAAGTCCAACGTTTCCATTGTGCTCAATATTTCATTTTCCTGTAATGCTGCAACTTCGACTAAAACTGTATCTGTAGATGTTGCACCTTCGCTATCCTGTGCTTGAACTCGAAACTCTAATGTTTGTGCAGTTAATGAACTAGGTGCCGTGAACTCTGGGGTAGCTGTGTTAGCAAATTCAAGAACTACTGCATCTGCTCCGTTATCAACCTGTTCCCAACCGAATTGAGAAATTGAACCATCTTCTGGGTCGGTGCTCATTGATGCATTTAATTGAACCCGAACACCAGCTGCAACTGATTGGTCGGGGCCAGCGTTTGCGACTGGGGGTTGGTTTGGACCTTGAACGGCGAAACTTTGCGTAATTCTAGGGCTAGAATCGTCTTCATCACTGGTAACTAGTCCGATTTCATAGCTGCCCGCCACATCGATATTAATGTCGAAATTCTTAGCTGTAGGTTCAGCTATAGTAGCGTTTGAAGTTGCAGGTTTACTATCTATTGCCCATTGATACTGAATGTCACCCGCTTGACCAAAACCAATACCTTCAATAATGACGGTTATGGGGTCAGCAGCCTCGGCATTCTCTATTTCAATGAACGGCACGTACTCACCGTTTAACATGCCGGAAGCATCAACAAATCCACGTTCGGTGTCTTTACTTAAGAGTGATACACGGTCCTCTGTTGGCATCCAGCGTAAACCGTAGCTTGTGGGTGCTTGGGCTGATTCGCCGTTAGTGTACGAGCCGCCATAACCGATACGGTCAAACGGGTAACTGGTGGTACTCTCCACACCACCTACTTTTTGAATAACGGTTAACTGTCTATCCAAATCGCTCGAGCTTTCAAAACTGGTGTAAACGACGTCTTGGGCGTCCAGCGCTGAACCACGGATGTAGTCTTTGGCAAAACCTGCGTGCGGCTTCCAGTAGTCAAACGTAGTCAGTCGCGCATTTAACCAGGTTACATCCAACATTTTCATGTTGGTTGATACATCCGGCAAATAGAATCCCTCACGCTCACCAGCTGCTAATGTTAATTCCAAACCATTTGCAGTAAACGCAATAGAACCCTGTCCAGTCATTCGTTTTACATTAGCAGGCAAAGACGATGCGCCGATAAACGAAATATCCTCTCGTTCAGGGCATGGCGGGTCGAGCAGTGGAAGTGAACCGTCCACCAATTCAAATTCCATCAGGCCAATAGCGCCAACCGCAGTAGTAGATGTTCCAGCACCTACAGCGCGGTAAACCTTAAACTTGCGCCCTTGATATTTAAGTGTATCTCTTAGTACGACTTGGTTAACTGCGTCTGGCCCTCCTTGAGCAGGCTCACCAGCGTAACTTAAACGCGTAAATCCATCGTCGGCAACTAGCACAGGAATAGAAAAGCGCGGCACGAGTTGCGCGCCCCCTTCGCCTTGCTCTCTTATTTCCGCTAGCGCCAATAGTGAACCATCGTCTTGCTTTACAAGGCTAGACGGGCTTAGGGTCATCACTAACTCTGGGTTGGTGTATCCAGATACGTTTTCAACTACGCGACCAACGTCTTTCTTCCATACCTGTAGCAATTCCCATTGATTGGTGACAACGTCTGTGCCCCATAACGCTGAATAGTCACCTGCAATACTGTAACCGATGTATGTGTGAGGGTAATTGAGTTTACCGTCATTAACATCCCATTCGAAATAGCCCGTGTGTCCGGTACCAGCACCGAAACGAGGATCATACGTCAGCACATAACCCTGTCTGGTGAAATTAATACCGTCAGATGATGTGGCTATTGCCGTTGTCTGCTCCCTAATATCACCACCGTCATAACTAGGGCCACTATTATTATGCGTTGTTAAATAGACCACACCGTCAATGACACGCGCGCACGGCGTTTCTGTCTGCGTTCCTGCTGAAACCGTATCGATATAAACGGGGTTACCACTGGGTTTGCTGGGCAAATAATCAAAATCACCATTGGCGATAGCCGTGTCGTAATCCACCCAATTATTAGAATCTGTCGGATCACCTGAAACCAGCACCGCCCACGTACCACCACTGCCATTTACGTGGTCCGTGGAGAAATACAAAATCCAGTCATACGGTGCTTGCCAGCCTGTAATATTAGCCGTTGGGATAATCGTTGGTGAAAAGCATCCACGATTAGAGCCTTGACTTGCAGGGCGCTCAACGACAATTCCCCTGTCTGTAAATTGATATTTAAGCATTGTATTTTCCTTCACCGATAAACGTTACTGTTCGCCCTAGTTCAAACTCACCGCTGGTTCGAATTGCTGTAGTGGGTGTTTTGTTTGCAACAGCATTGCGTACACGTACAAACACTGAGCTGGTTGAAGCACCGTCAACTGTTAATTGAAATTCGTAGAGGCCGACTGCATCAGCTGTGTAACTGGCATTCTGTTGAGTCGGATTAGTAATTGATGGGGATGAACCTACTGGCGCTTGAGCGATTGTCCAACTGTATGTGCTGCCACCTGTGGACGCAGCACCGGATAACGCGAACGATTGCCCTACGTATTGAACGGAATCGGTACCCGCGTTGGCAACCACACTGCCAGCCTCTACCGCTGTAATTGTCTGAGTTGCTGGGTCGCTATCCTCGGCACCATCATTGACAATCAGCGTTAATATATATTCCCCAGCAACGTCCATGGTAAACCTAGGGTTAACGGTATTAGCATCTAATAATGTAGCGCTAGAACCAGCTGGCACTTGCAGTGTTGATTGATAGGTTAACGTGTCATTATCTGCATCAGATGAATTACTAGCGTTGACTACAAACTCATTACCTACCGTACCAGTCGTATTTGTGCCAAGTGCTGCGACAGGCTTGGTGTTCACTGAACCCGCCTGATTTTCAAATGTCACTGCACTCATACCGTAAAAACCCTGCGATAAATTTACAATCGCAGTGCCTACCGTCTGATTAAATGGTTCGTTTGACGTAGAATAAACCACGGCGGCATCAGCGTATGCAGTAATGCTAGAGCCAGAGGTCACAACGCGCAATGTCGCGGACGCACCAGAATTATGCGTACCGTCATAAAGTACTGTATTCGTGCCCGATACCCGTTTTACTACTCGATAGACGCCTGTTGCTAGATCCCAAATTACACGCATGTAGTTGTCATCATTAACGCGCCGAAATTCGAACGAGAAATATTTCCCAGTCGCGTTAGTGTCGTCATGCCTGAATGAAATAGTCACATCATTGTCGGCGGTCGCATCAACCAATTCAATTTGCCCCGATGCACTATTTGCTATGTAAAGCCCATTACCTTGAAACGTCCAGTTCCCACTTATTACACTTAATTCTGGTGGTATTTGACTACCACTCTGGAGTGCTAGATTTAAATTAACCGTAGCCATTAGTAATCTCTCTATACTGTAATTGAAATTGTGTTAGACCATGCGCCAATTAACGCACCGTTTAGGCAACGGCATCTGATCTTGTATGTGCCTGAAGAAAGTGAAACTGAACGTTTAAAGCAACCAACAACCCCAGGCAATCCAACATTAGGAACATCCAAAGTAGACCAGCTAGAACCACCATTGCTCGATACTTCAAACTCCATGTCGGTCATAGAGAACCTATTAAGATCGTCCAGTGTTGGGTAGGTTTTTAGAATTTCGATTGAATTGGAATGACCGCCAATCAAACCGTTAGAGGAATAATGAAACCCTGCACCTTTTTTCTGAGCGCTCATTTGTGGTTTGGTCACACAACGTTGACCGTCTGCGTAACAATTCCAAATTTCAAAGTACGCAGGGCTATGGGTAGGCGAGAACGTTTCTCTTGTACCTAACGTAGATATAAAAGCACTGTTATTAAGTAGCGCTGCCCCTCTGCGGTGTGTACGAACAATCTTGCAAGAACCTTCAAGTGTGCTGTTGTTTATTTCGGTGACGCGCTTTAAATCAGTTATTGCATCAGTGGCGTTTTTACCGTCTAAGTTGTAGACATGGCATGTGTATATTTCCCCCGCTTCACCCCAACTACCTACGCCCCAGTAAGGCGCATTAATAACGAGAATATCGCAGTTACCAAATTGGGAGTTGTAGTTACCGTAGTTGGATTCAAGACCTAAATCAGCGGTGATATTTCCTAGCTGAGAAATCTTACAATAAGGGTTCTTGTATTCAGGAACTACTGCTGTTTGCCATGTTTCATTTGAACCTGTGTAGCCACCTGTGAAATCCATCCCATCTACTTCAAGAGACTCAGCACCTTTCAGAGTAATGCCGTTACGTCTACCTTGAACAGACACGTTTTCAAATAAGAAGTGTTTGTATGAGTCACTGCTGTAGGCTCTGTACCCATCTGCTGAGTTAGCGGCCATTTCTTGATTTTGCACATGAACATCAGCGGTGTAACGGTATTTAAGCCTATCTACTGGTTCAATCTTCCAACTTAAATCTACGTCTGAACCATTAACCGAACCTTCAAGCGTTGGTACTGCAGGAGTTTCCGTTCTTAATAGCTTACGTACATAGATATTTTGAACGTTGCCTTTGTACCCCGAAGCCGTTATTTGAACTTGTGTAGCATTAGCTGGCGCACGTATTAACCATACTTCTGTGCCTTCAATGCTGTGGCTGTACTGGCCTGTTGCACTGCCTATTTTCGGTGTAACCGAACCACTTACCTTATCTACCAGCTTCAGTGATATTTGATAAACTTCACCGGCTTCAAAGTTGTAGCTTGCACTTAATGGGTTACTTGTTCCTGCAGCATAATAGTTACCACCACTTTTAGACCAACCAGAACCGCTAAAACCATCTGGCTGCACAACCTTAGCGCCTACTTCATCTGAGGCGTTAATAATGAACTTGTGCATATAAATAAGGTCTTCCGTTGAGTACCGGAAGTAATCTATTGCCGTTTCACCTGGGTCTAAATGAAGCCATGCTTCTGCAGGCATGTAGCGAAGTGAGCCTTCTTCAGTAGGTAACACTCTTGCCCCGCTAGGTAGAGTAACTACGCTTTGGAAAGGTCTTTCAGTACCTTGAACAGCAATAGCATTATCAAGTTGCGGAATGTGCATGTAAGGCAAAACAAGCGTCTTGTTGGCCTTAACTTGTAATGTATCTACTGTAACTTCAGCCTTTTCCCCGCGCCAAGCTTCTCCCTCGTCCAGTTCAATAGTTTCGTTATAAAGAACATCGTTCACCATGACGTTGTTTAAAACTACCGTGCAAGCGCCTTGGGCCGAGAGGAACGGGAGTGGTAGAAGTGCTTTGTAATCGCCACCATTAATAGTCACCGTGGCATTCGGGCCAATAACCACGACACCTAAACCCCCGACTTCATCTAGGTTACAGCCACAGTTATTAAGCTCACCGTCTTTGTGGAAGTAGTAACCAAAGCTATCCCCGTCTAACTGTCGCGTCCAAGAAACCATACAATCTCTTGCGGTAGAGACTTCAAGGAACTCGATACCCGCGCCATCATGGTCTGAGTTAAGACCTTTAACGTTTACTTCGCACCCAAACTTAAAACCGTTACCGCTAAAACCACTCGTAGACACATAGCGAACTACGGCTTCGCTACCAGCTTCAATCTCTAGCCCATGCAAAAGCGTGAAGTTTTCACTAAACAAGTGATTTTCATTAACTATCGTCCCCCCAATGACTTCCATATCCGAGTGGCCCGAACGGATTACGATACCGCAATCACCTGTACCGGTAACATCAAAGTCTTGTGTCGATACGTTGCTTGAACCTAGGGGGATATCAAGCGCTTTAAATATCGTATTGATAAACGTGAGTTTACGTAAAATCCAGTCGAACATAGCGTGACCTTGCGTGTCGATAAGGCCAGCATTGCTCAAGACTGCGCCATGAACCTCACTACCTCTATTGTCAGAATTAAGTTTTATAACAGGGTCGGAGTCTTTAACTTTTAAGCCGAAGAAACGATGATATCCAGCCCCAAGGATAATAAAGTCACCCGATACGTTCTGCATCCATGGGCTATGGTTTTCTAGGTTCGTGTCTATCTCACGCTCACCAACTTGCAAACCAAAGTAGAACGAAAGTGGGTTACCGTTTTGTCCCTTCGTTAAATTCAAATTCCAAGGTAATGTTCTTGGAGTCCAATCTCTTACTTTGCTGGGGTGTGAGCCGATGTAAAAATTATCCCCTGGGTTTACGCGGTAATCGGGATCATCTTCTTCGCTACCGGTATAAACACGCTTATAAACACGCTCCAAGTCTTGCGCGGGGTTGCAATCAGCCCACTCTTCACCGTCAGTCCAGCCAGCATCATCGAGTAGGTTTACATCAAATAGTCTATTCATAATGTGGGATTCTCATTTTTATTGACTCAACGGTAAGCGCTGCGGTAGTAGAAGAACCTGCTCGTTTGAAATAGATTCGTTCATCAGTAATGAATCGTGCAGGCCCTTGGTAATAAACTTTATTGGGATCTACATTTGATACCGTTAACGCCAGTGTTCCTGCGACATAAGAAACGTCTAACACCATTTCAAACTGAAAATCATCGTAACTATCGCCAAAGAAACGAAGTGCGTCTGTACTGCCTGTTGCTTCGGTTACCGTAAACACACGAGGGTTGTTAGCATCTTGCGCCCAACTAGCACCAATACTGTGTAAGTTTTCGGGAAACATATCTTCGCTGTACCAATAACCATCGGCCTTTTGGTAAAAGGTTCTAAAAGGTGAGCGTAGTGTCCCGAATGCCGTGTCAAACTTAGCATTGAGCGAACCTACGTCAGACTGGTTTACATCGAACTGATGCCACCCATTATCTAAAGCTATGTACTCAATAATTCCTTCAAAGTACTCGCTGTTGAACTCACCAATCTTATAAAGGTTCGTTACGCTTGTTTCGTACTCATGCCATTGGTGATTGGCTAATGTTGGGTTGTTGGGCAAGCCTAAACCGCCAGTTCCCATCGGGTAGACACGCATTTTGATATTGCCGGTGTACGAACTGTTATTATTAAAGCGCAGTATCAAACCACGATAAAAAATTGGGAACGAACGACTAGCAATAGTCGTAGGTATGGTGAACCATCTATCGGTTAACGCTATATGAACTTCCCCACGCACGTCATCAAACCGAATCATACGTTTATTGTTAGGTGATTCAGTTGGGCGTACTTCGGTGCTTTTTAAAGTAGGGTAATCAGTCAGTATTTGACTAATACTCGGTTCGCGTTTTAACGGTGGGCTCAGCGCCTGCGTTCTTTTGTTATCTGTGTCGATATCATCGGGCAGCTGCTCGACAGACACCTTGCCGCCAATTTCAGGGAAATTAGGGAAACGCTTTGCTGTCTCGGGGAGCACTTCATTTATATCACCCTGTACTTGCACCCAAGTGGGCCACTGTGTAGCTGTTGGTGGTGGGTCAATAATTACAGACCAACTAATTTCACCGCCATTACCAGAGCCACCGCCGCCAGCGTTTTCTAAAAATGCCTGATACGCTGCGCGGTTATTCTCTAGTGCTTGTAGTAATGTTGAAACTGCACCAATCGGAACTACAGTAGCAGCAACATTGCTTAAGTCTCCCTGCGACCAGTTTTCACGCAGCGTGATAGTTCTTGCGGTAGTGTCGTGATCTTCAATGGTTGCGGGTAGCTTACCCGCTATAAATAACTGGCTACCTTTTATCAAACCAAAGAATGAGTCTGAGTTATTTACAGACACGACTTGGCTAGCATCTGAAACGCTTATATCGTTCAGACTAAAAATAAATTTGCTCATTATTATTCTTCGGTAATTATCAGCGACAACTGCTGCATGTTAATGAACTGCTGCAGGTGCCAACGTTGCTGGTTTGAAACTACGGCTCGATAGCTGAAGTTCTCTTGGCTGGGATTTGAGTCGGTAATAGTGAACGATGCATTCATTCTCTCTGAAGTAACACAATGATCGAACTCACTGAAGTAATTTCGCGTGACTTCCGCAACGGCGTGTGATGTTTGAAGTGTAGTCCATGCACCGCCGCCTATTTTTCGCTGTATTGTGATTGTGCAATCCGCATCGAACTGGACGTTGCTACATTGTCCATCCTCAGTAGAGTTACCCGCCCAGATGATTGAGTAAACGATAACCTTAGATCCGCCAAAGGTACTAAACGGCCCTACTTCAACCTCTGGGTTCAAGTTTAGTGTAGTGCTGCGCGCGGCATTCTTGAATACACCAGCTGATAAAGAGCCGCCAAAATAAGCATTTCCAGTAGTGTCTTTCCACTCTATAGCGTTAAGCTTTGTTAGGTCTGATAGTTTTGGTTCTCCATCGTTATCGAGTATCTTTGGGCCGTACCAATACCAAAGGCTATCTGGCCCAAACCCATCAGCCAACTCAACTTTCATGAAGTTGGCGCCAATCATTTGAAACTCAGGTGAAACCAGCTTGCCCCAGAACCGACCAGAACCGAAAAACTCTAATTCATTGGTGGCTGAGTTAACGCCTAAAACAACATACCCTTCTGAGTCTACCCAGTAGGTATTTGTTGCAAGGAATATGATTTCAGATACGTCTTGGCTACCGCGAATAAATACGCCTGTCATTCGCCCGTTAGCATCAATAGCAAACTGTATTTCCCCTTGCACTTCGCCTAGCGCAGTTTCTAGCGCTTGGAAATAAGAGAAAACACTGACTTCTTGCCCTTCAAGATTATTTATTTTTACTTCTTCAAATGCTTGGGCAAACGCGGCACCTGGAACCCAGTCACCGTTATCATCTTCATAACCTATTTGCGCGTTTTTAAACTCAGATATTTGCGCTTGAACCGTCTGCTCACCTACTTTTTGTTTAACGCCAATAATTTCTAGTGAGTTAACTTGATTGGCCTGCTCAACTTGGGTTACGTTGTAAACCAGTGTTTCGTATTCTTCGGCCAAATCACCCGTTTGCTTTGACCAGTTTGAAATATCATCCACTACGCCGCTGATGGTATCACCCAAATTAGCGGGTAAACCTGGCAGCTGAACAGACTTAACAATGTCTTCCCATCTGGCTGATGTGCTTGTAGTAGTAGCAAGTACACTCGTCCATTCAGAATCGCCAAGCGGGTTATGTGAACACACCCATATTTTGTATTCTGTATTCGGTGCTAACCCGGTAAACGTGTAAGTATGCGCTGGTCCACGGTGAGGAAGGGGTGGTTCTTCGTCTGTTACGTCATAGCTAATCGAGAATAAAAACGCAGTGGATGAATCAGAACCAGCAAGATAAGGGATAACTTCAAGATCTAAATCATCAGCAATCACTTCAATGTTAGTCGGAATGCTTGGTTCTTGCATAACAAGAGGGATTTCAGCCCAGCCCGAACGCTTACCTAAGCCGCTTAACGCGCGAACCTGAAAGCGATACTCACCTAAATCAAAGCCAGTAAGCTCAACTTCATGCGTAGCAACACGCTCTGTTTGAACAATCACATCGCCTTTCAACACTCGATAATCAAAGCGCTGGGATTCTGATACCCAGCGAACACGCACCTGCACAAAGTTACTGTAAATGTGTTCGATATTAAGATCGGTTGGCGCATCAGGCTCTTTACTTGTGTAGGCGGTATCTGGCAGTTCTGGCTTGTTGCCTTCGCCAAAGAAGTCGTAAATATAAGGTTGGTGTTCACGAACGCTAAGCGTAACTTCTTCGCGGTTTTCTTCCTTCGACTCTATTCTGAATAATTTACCATCCCAAAACGGTAGACCGCTCAGGTAAGTAACAGGAACAATGTCACCTACATCATAAATAGTGGCCCACTTGGGCAGAGTGATCTTAGTTCTTAATTGTTGGCGCGATACTTCAAGATAGGTTTTAGCAAATTCTAATGCTTCGTAGTAATTTCGACAGGTTTTTAAATCAACACTTTCTTCACGTATGAAGCCATTATCTTCTGCCAGTAACTGATCGAAAATATCACTATCAGGTTCAGGGTAAACCGCTTCTTGTTTGCTGCCATCGGCGGCGGGATCGTAGTAAGTGACGCTCACCCTGTTAAATCGGTTGTTCTTGTTACCTTCTGTGATTTTACCCATCTGTAGAATATCTTCTTCAAGAATAGGTAAATCTACTGGCGTGCTGTCTTCTTCAATTAAAAGCTTTAGCTGCCCGTTGATAATAGGCAACCAGCCGCGCATTGGCTTAAGTAGCGTATTAACGTTTTCAAGGACGGTCGAACCTGTATCAAGCGCTATGTTGCAGCTGAACAAATCACGAAATTCGCCACTTTCTTTTTGTTCTTCAACATCGGAATTACAAAGTGCTTCAGCATAGGCAAAAGAATTGTAGTTTATATAAGAGGACGGTAACCCTTTTCCATAAATAGGGTTAGTTAAATAATCCAATAAAGCAGTTGCGGGGTTAGTGAACGTAGTGCCGGTTAAATCTGCAGTAAGATTTGGCTCTGAAGTTATAGCTGTTTCATCATCGTGATATTCAAGCCTAATGTATGAACATGCTTTACCCTCTAACTTATCGGCATCTCGCCACCCAGCCTTTGCTAATAAAGGATCATAGTAGTTCCCCATCCCGTTGGTGAAATTTCTAACGTATACCGCACGCTTATCACCCGCAAAGAAAGCATCATCATTTGAAGAATTGGGTATATCATCGATGTAAACTTCATCAATGCTTTCTACCGCTTCACTCCATACCACGATAATATGGAGCAAGTCATTTGGGTAATCATCATTGTCGTTATCGTTCGTTTCTTTAAATACGATATGCCCAGCTTTCTTTTGTACTTTCCCGTATATTTTCGCAATACTTGCATCAGTTTCAGCGCTAGTTAGTTCAGCGCCTGGTGCCAATTGTTTTGGTGGGTCCGGCATCAGCCAGCCGAATATCGCTCCACCAAGAAACGAAACTGCATCGTCTAAAAAGCCCATTTATGGCAACTCCGGATCAGGAAATTTTGAACGCGTTCTTGTTGTGTCGTAACCGTATGAAGCAGATGAAGGCGCTTTGCGGCCCCAGTAAATTTTGCGCTTAGCTTTTGCTACATGGTCGAATGCGGTATCAGTTGGATAGTTGCGCTGCTGGCTCTTTGTGTTGGTTCTTGTGCCGGCTTCTTTATCGAAGTCAGCCCAAACTGATGAAACGTTAGCGAGTATTTTTCTTTCTTCGGGGTCAAGCTCTCTTGAATCCAGCAAGCCTTCGAAGATGTTGTTCGTTAAAATAAGGCCTAAGTGGTCATAGTGTTGTTCATAGATAGTTGCTGAACCATTCATCCAGCCTTCGTTCAAGAAAAGCGGAACAAAGCTGTTCTCGTTCGCATCAATTTCAACACCTATATCGTTTGTCTTTGGCTCAGAAGTTGATTCAATATCATCAATACTTTCATCATCGATGTAGCCGGGGTAATAGGTAGCGCCAGCAAAATCAATCTCGGTATCTGCATCAGTGATATAGGCCCATTCACCGTTGATTTGCATTTTCACCAGATAAATAGTTTTCCTCCCCGCGCGGTAGTTTTCTTTCAACCGTTGCAGGGTTATTGAATCTAGTTGCTTCATATTTGTTCGATTAGCTCTACATAGTGAGAACCCCAGCGTGCTTTATCTGCTGTTGTTGCATCGCTATCGCGATCAGTCATTGAGACCTGGAATTCGACGGCATCACCGTATTTAATGGTTGATGGTGAAATGTAATTTTGAATGAGAGGTTGGGTTAATTTGACCGTAACCCGCCCCGCTGCATCAGCGTTCGCATCGCTAAGTACGCGATAGGCTTTTTTGCTACCGTTGATTTGCAAGAAATCACCAGCAATTACTGCATCAATTTCGCTTGAGGGAACACCACCAAGAACAATGGTGTCCGCACCTTTATTCGCGGCCTGATACAAATAAAGCCCTGTTTGGGCTTTATGTGAAATCATTGGATTAGGTAGTGCGAAAACTTCAAATTCGCCTTGGTAGCTATCAAGCATCGCATCGATGCGTGAGAACTCTCGATAAGGCTTTATTTGCGATTGAAGGCTAAACTGGTAGTAAGGCTCTTTACCGCTTTTAGAGCGGTAACGTCTTAACCTAGCTTTTGGAATAATAGTGTGACTTATCAACTCGGCCTGAATTGATTCGAAATCATTAGTAGGAAACATTAACGCGGCCTTGAAAGTTCGGATTGAATTTTTCTCAAAAAGGCTTTGGGCAGTTTATTTACTTTCGCCAACATTTCTTCGGGCGATAAGTTGCCACCGTTTATAGTAATCGGCGCATTAATACTGGTTCCCTCACCTTGCCCGCGTGTTAAGTCGATAACCTTTTCGCGCGGGTGAAGCATGGCTAACTTACCACCCTTTCCATCCATACCACCGACACGAGCACCTGCGCCGGTAAAGCCGCCGCCGTCGTATGACGCTAGCGCGGCACTGGCAGTAAGGGCTGAAATTGATGCGGCGATAGGTTGTGTAATAGATAGCGCAGTACCCATGGCAGCAGGAGCCATGGCTGGTCCAACAATAGGAATAGCGGCCGTACTTTGGAAGGCATTAAGACCCGCCATCAATGAAGACGCTTGAGCGTTCAAAGCAAGTCCGGCGGCACCGGCTACTGCGGCACTTTTGCCAACAAACATCTGAACAAGTTGATACGCTAACCATTGTGCAGCCATTTGGCCTAAAGCATTGACCACACTTCTAGCCATTCCCTGCATGACGCCTTGGAAAGCATCACCCAAACTCTGAGAGTCAAATATTACAGACTCTAACGCGTTCCCCATTTGCCCAGAGAAATTCTCAATTGTGCTAGCAGAAAGCTCATCAAAGTTTGTTAAATTTGATTCAGCTGCCTGAAGCCAATTATCCCAAAATGTCGTACTTTCAACGAATAGATTATCGTAAGCAGCAAAACCCCTTTGTTCAAACTTTTCCCAGAATTGCAGATCATCATCTGTCATCTGGTTATCAAAATTGAACGCATTAGCATTCATTTCATCTATGTAATAAAGGCTATTTAAAAATGAGCTTTCTGCTTGCTCTATAGGTTTGGTGTCTATGTTCGTAACAGCCCCTTCAATTTTGAAGGGATTTTCAAGGCCAGCGAAGATATTGTCGGTTTCACCATAACCAAACTCAAAATCAATTGGTTCGCCTTTAATTTTTCTGGTTAGCTTATCGTACTGATTAGAAAGATATTCTGCACGCTGAGTTAGCCTATCCAACTCTTCAGTATCAATGTCGGCACCAACTATGTCCTTAAAAGCTATAAACGATAGTTTCGCCTCGGTTACGAACTTATCTATTTCAATAAAGTCGCGTTCAAAGCGTACAATTGAACCCTGGTAAAAATCATCAATTGCTTCAGCAATATCAGCTAGAGGCTCTACAAAAGAGGATGCCAAGCTAAACTTTAACTTCTGGCCTGCTGCCTCCAACCGTGCCATTTCATCAGAAAGTTCTTTTACTTTCGTTACATCTGTTTCTGATATAGCTAAGTTTAAATCTCGATACTCAGAAGCGAGAGAATTAATTGCCGCTCCATTGTCTTCAAGTGCCGGAATAAGTAGCGTGGCATCATTGGCAAGCGACTCCATGTAGAAGACTTGCTCTTTGGCTGAAACGTTCGCATCGTCCATTGCCTTCTTAACAGCAATAAGGACTTCGCTGCTTGAAAGGTTTTTCAATGCATCAGCGGTCAAACCGACCTTGGGTGCAACTTGCTCGAAGAAGTCCTTGAACGGGCCTGCACCTGTAGCTAGGAAATCACCCAGCTTGTCTTGAACATCTTTCGAAATATCAGCGAACTTCTCTTGACTGATATTAAACTGGCCATAGGCGTAACTTAGCGCCTGAAACTCTTCAACAGTAACGCCAGCAAGCTTGGCTTGGGCATCCAACTCTTTCGCTGAGTTAACTGCACTGCTTGCCATTACCGCAAAAGAAGCAGTAACACCAGCTACTGCAGCTGCAGTAGTAACTGCCTGCTTGGTTACCGTTCCTAGCTTGGAGTTGATCGCGGTGAAAGCCTGGGCGGTTTTATCCTGCGCTGAGATAATAAATTCGTATTTACTCACTATTCACCTGATTATCAATTATTCGCATGGCTTCAAGGTATTTGTGCGGCTGTTCGAGAACGCCACCAGACAGGCACAGTTGCCCCTGCTTGTAAAAGCCATAGAGATTTAAAAGGTTATTACTTTGCGGTGTTACTTGACCTAGAGGGCAAATGCGGGTTGATTCAATTTTGCCATCTATTTTTATATCCCATTTATCGAAGGGTGCGGGGTTAGTTTCGTCGCAGTGCCTACCCCATGTGCAATTGTCGCAATTAAACGCATCACGTTTTTTTGCAACTTCTACTGCGATAATTAGTTTTTTCTTTCTAACTCTGCCAGCGCTGATTTGTTGTAAATTGCTTGCGCTACTTGAACGAGGTCTAACGCTGGGATTTTTGAAATCTGCGAGGCATCTTCTAAACCATAAGTAAGAAGTAACTTCACACCTACCGAATTCATTTTGTTAATACCATTTTTAACCTCGTAACCATCCATCATCACTTCCATAAACTGAAGCGAATTAAGTGGCTTAATGCGGTAGCCTTTGGCGTTGTCTTTGAGTAAAGGCTTGTCGTCAGCGCCTTTAAGTAGTTCACCATCATCACTCTTTTGATAAGCGCTCAGTGGGTAGTGAGTTTCAACTGCTAGTGCTTGCATGATAAATCCTTACTTAAACTCAATCGTGAATTCGTCATCACCCAGCGTTTCGTGCGCGCCGTAGGTTAAGTCATCAGTTCTTCGCTGATCACGCTCACCCGCTGAAATATCTCGAATACCCGCCTTCGCACTAACATTCCAAATGTTACCCGCAACTTTGCCTACATCGCCGGTAGTCATATCCATAAGCTCACCGTTTTTAAACTTCGTTTCGAAGTCGATCACGGAAATCTTTTGTGCTTCTGGGTCAATCGAGCCGTTCGGGTCACGCTTTGATATTTCTACTTGCGCATAACCGTCTGCTTCACGGACATTGCCAGGTGTAGAAATCGTGTTACCGAATGCTAGAGAGAAAGAATTAATGATTGCGTCATAGCCACCGATAGAGAAAGGAACTTCAATAAATGGGCGTGGAACGGTTGCGTTGTATGCGAGCGATGGGAAGTTTTGGTCAACACGACCTGCATCCTTTCCAGTAAATTCAAACTGGATTGTGCCTAAACCGCCTGCTTCAGCGTTAATTGTTGCCGTACCTTTGGCGCCAATAATTTTATTTAAACGGCCATCTTGGTAGTAGTAAATGGTGCAGGACTCATGGCCTTCAGATACTGGCTGATAGATAACACTCGCGCCGATAGTCTCAGACAAACCACAACAGCGTAATGCTTGACCAATTTCAGGAGCAACGCCAGCAGTACCAGAACCCTTCAGTTCTGCGGTGAAAGTTAGCTTTTTAAGCGTCCCCGCAAAGATAGATTGTTCAGTTGAAATGGTAGGCTTAATAAGGGGGCGCTCAACCATTCGCAAACCTTCATTTGCGTAACTTAACTCTGAAACCAAAATGGCATCAGCTGATGGATCTGGCGCGGCTTCAACACCTTGGGTGGTTTCAATTTTTAAGGCAATGGCCTCTTTAGTAGTAAGCATGCTCAGTCCTCTTTACTTTGCTTCTTTGGAGCCGGTGCCTTAGTGCTACCGCCTTTACGTGTTCTGAATTCGCGCTTTTTCATGTCTTCACCTACAAAAAAACCCGCTCAGTGGCGGGTGAATTACGGGCAATAAAAAACCCGCCGAAGCGGGTCTATATTAATTTGTGCTGGCTACAGTCTCGGACGTTTGCCAATCCTTAACAACCCCAGTTTCGTCTAGGGTCACTATTAGATATTGAACGGTGCTAGTAGCACCACCTGTAAACAAACCAACAACCGGTATATAGGTAGATGCTTTCACATCGGTGTTAGCATAAGAGTAAGCAAGCATGCGCTCGCCCTCAGAATTGTTTGTTACAGTAATAGGCTTACCAAGAGCAGCTAATACCTCGCGCTCAGTAGTTTCGCCCTTTATAAAATGATTAGCTTTTGCCGTATCTATTGGCTTTCCAACTGAATAACAGCCTGCCAATGCTATAGACAATAATAGTATTGATATAAATTTCATTAACCTTCTTCCCTGAATAAAGTGGAGTTTAAATATACGCCAATAATTAAGATGTTACAAACTAGGGTCTGCAACACTGGTTCTGTATTTAACAAGCCATGCAACACTAGTCACACTGTTGTATAAGTCAGAGTCATCGGAACGCTTTGGTTCCTGCTGACCAATGGGGTCGATTTCAGTAACGAAATCTAAACCAAGCGTATAATCTGCCATTAGCGCTTTGTGAATTTCCTTTCTCACATTTTGCGATAACGCATCCACATCTTCATCGGTTGAACTGATCGTTATATCTGTATAGACAGTTAATTCCCAATTGATAAACGCACTATTTTTACTAGCCACATCATCGGGGCCAATTAATACGCTTATCGATGGGTAATCATGAGAGTGGCGAGCTCCCCTTGTTATCTCTTTTACAGTGTCATTTGCTACCAGAGGTTCAAGTGACGAGATAATTGCATCACGGATAACAATAGTTTTATGCACTCTTTAACTCCAAGTCCACTAACGGTTCATCAATATCCGGTATATAAGTGACAACGTAACTACGGTTACGAACCACAATAGCATCACCTTTTTTAAAGCGGACCATATCTTCTTTTTTAACAGAGAGCGTAGTCTTCCTAAAAAGACCCGCTTCTTCTTCGAATGTTTCATCATCAAAGATAGCCCTAACTTCGACGCCATTTATAAAAATTGGCTCACCGAAGTGTTCAAGGCACTCATCACCTAGCGAAGCTAGAGCCTCTTTGAAATTAAACATCTAAACTACTCTTCGCCGTCTTCTTCGCTGTTCGTAGACTCTTTACTAACGGCCAAACCGTCTTCAATTAGTCCTTTCGCTACCGATTCAATAAGAGAGTGTGAGCCGGGCTTGAGAGGTTCTGCACCTGGTACAAACTGAACAGTTTTAGAAAGGTAAACTTCAACCTTATTTTCATTTGAAACTTTCGACTCTGCATTATCAGTATCTTTAGATGAAGCTGCATTTGCCGCTTTTTGCTTTGCTGTTTGAGCTGTCATAAATAACCTTTAGGCGGGTTAAACCCGCCACATTGAAAATTAAAGGACTGTTACATCAACAAACGCGTTTGGATCAGGCGTAACCATTAGGGGCGCTGATTGCGTCATGATGTACTCTACCGATGGATCTTCTTGCATCCAGTTTTTCGGATAGCGAGAAGCTGAAACAATGCCTTCGTCGTTAGCGCGAACATCTTGGATTGCGCCATAGCAGCGAATACCCTCATAAGATGAGTTACCCAAAAGAATTTTACCTACTGGCATATAGTATTCTTTGTTGCCCGTTTCAGCATCGATGTACTGGCCTGTGTAAACCCAAATCGCCACATCACCAAAGTAACCTTTAAAGCTAACTGCCATACCAAGGTCTTTAGTTGCCGTTTCCATTTCTGAAGAACTGCCACGGCGAGTGTCTAAGTTGTCTTTTACAGACTTGAACGAGTAGAACTTAGCCCAAGCCGTTTTGCCCATAACGATGGTATTAATGTTGCCCGTAGCATTTTCTGCCCAGTTGGTAATGTCATCGGTTGGATCGTAAGTTTCAGGGTCTACTACATCCCATTTAGCGCCCGCTGCTAGAGTGATGCTGTTTTCAGGATTCCGGCCAAAATCAACTACTTGCTTTTCGTAGTCTTCACCGTCAACGGTAACAGAACCAGTAAGCACGGCTTGTGCCGCCATCCACTCTTCACGAGCGGTAATTGCTTTATCTTGGCGTTCAAGCAACTCTACAACGGTTGCTTGTCTTCGCTGCGCAGGCGTTAGTTCACCCAAATAAGATTCGCCAGGGCGGCGTTTCAGGTTATTCGAAGGTTTCACTGCATGCTTTGGTTTAACATAAGCAGGCGTGAATTTTTTAAGTTCTCCACCTTTTTCTTTGTGCACCTTGCCAGCAATCATAGGTGATACGAACGGCGCCATAACTACATCGTCATGGATTTTATCAAAGTGGATGCTTTCATCTGGCGAAGTTACAACGCTGCCGAAAAACAGACGTAGAAAGAACGGGTCAAATTTGCCCATTGTAGAAACAATTGAAAGCATTGTGCTAGTTGCTAGAGGGGTAAACATTGTGCGCGCTCCTTATAAAACGGCTGATTGTTTTTGTAGGCTGATTGGTGTGCCTACAAAAGCAGTTAATTTTTTAGTGGCATCAAAGTTTGCATGCCAGTTCAATTGCTCAGGGTCGAACGTTCCCGACTTAATTACCTGCGATTGTGTGTCACCAGCTGACGCATCAACAGCTTGTGCAGTAAGGTAAACCGCTGTTTGGCTACCGTTAGTCGCTGAAGGGTTACATTCAACGAACTTACCAGTAGCGGTAACTTGACCAAGCGGGGTATTTGCTGGCAGGTTCTGACCAGACGCGATAGTTACGCTAGTAGTAGCGATTTCATCACTGCCAGAGACAGGATGATCATAGTTGTAAGATTCAGTAGTCATTTACTTTGCTCCGGTAGCAGTTTTGTAAGATTGAACGAACTGTTCTGCCTCTGAAGGTTCAGAGTCTTCAGCAACAGTCGCGATATTTGGTTGCTCAGTATTTGCCATCGCAACATCAAGCGCATTACCCTGTTGAGCGCTAGCTGATTGTTGTGGGGCCTTAGCTAAAACACCCAGCGCTTGCTCTACTGACATATCAGTGTCAAAAGCCAAGTGGTGGGCTAAGTCTTTTCGACCTTCTGCAGCTTCAGCCGTGATAATGGCTTTACAACGTGCTTGATGGTCTACCGTATTTTCAGTTGTAGCGGTAGCTGGCGTAGCAGCTTGGGCTTCTTCACCGGCAGTTACCGACTCAGTTGCCACCGAAGTAGATTGTTCACTCATTGTGACGCTCCGTAGTGTTGAACTGTCCGGTGAGGACAGATGTTGTTTAAAATGTGAAATGATGTTGTGCGAGTTAACCAACTCATCAGCTAGGCCTGCATCTACAGCTGCTTGCCCGGTATATGTCTGCGCTTCTGTTTCAAGAACGGTTTCAATAGGTAAACCAATGTTCGTTGCTACCTTTTCGGCAAACTGTTGGCGCAATTCATCGCACTGGGTTTTGAAATCTTCATAAACGGATTCGGGCAGGTTTTTATAAGGATTGCCATCAACCTTGTGAGAACCGGAATAGATTAGCGTGACCGCTAAGCCTGATTCAGCAAGCATTTCTTCATAGCTGGCATGTATCTGAACAACACCAACCGAACCACTAATGGCTGTTTGTGTTGTTAAACGTTTGTCTGCAACGCTGGCAATACACATAGCGCCACTACAAGCCATATCGTCATAAATTGCCCAAACAGGTTTATCACCTTTGTTTTGTGCAATGTGGTCAGTAGCGTCAAAGCAACCTGCAACTGTTCCGCCCGGCGAATTAATGGCAAGCAATATGCCCTCTACATCAGGGTCGGCGTTTGCGGCATCAAACATGCCAACAATAACGTTGTAGCCGGTAGCCCATGAACTTGAATAGCTAAGCTTATGAACTAGTGTTCCCATCACGGGGATAATGGCTATGCCATCAATAAAGTGGAAAGGCTTTGAGTCGTAGTTTCGGCCGCTCATACCATACCCCAAAGACGCGGTGCTTATGCGCGGCTTTTCGGTAGCATCAACAGCACCTTGATCATCAGTGATTGAAAAACCACCTTTCTGAAGGCGAGACAGAGAGCCAACAAGGTTTCTAGCTGACTTAGCATTCATAGCCAAAAACTGATTGGCGAGTTGTTCTAACATAGGCATAAAAAAACCGCTTACGCGGCCTCTCCTTCTGATTCATTGCTGGCGAACTGGTTAACTTGAACCCAGCTAGGCGGGGGTAAACCCGCCGCTTTTCGCTCTTCGGTTTCACGAATTTGTTGGCTGAATATCTCTTGGTAATCCTCACCCATTGTTGCCAACTCTTTTTCGTAAGTAGAAAGGCCAGATTCGATTCTTAGAACCGCTTCTTTAACTTCTTTCAGACCATCTATTGCTAGTCGGCCAGAACCAATCCACTCAGCGTTACACCATGCTGCTTTACGTTCATAGAAGTTGTACTTAGCTTTTCGCGGCAAGGTGATAATATTTCGGCTTACTGCTTCTTCTAGCCATAAAGCAAAAACGCGGGATGCGAAGCTAGAGGCGATTACTTTTCTGCGACCCATGAAATAGCGCCAGCTTTCCATCATCGATGCCCGGGCGCTTGAGTAATTTACTTTTGAGTAATCTCGCGCTAATTGCTCATAACTTACGCCCATACCTGCAGCGGTATATCGAAGTATTGACGCTTCTAAGTCTGCAAAACCATTATCTGCATGACCCGGTGTTTTTAAGTTAAGTGATTCGCCAGGGAACAGGTGCGGAATTTTAGCGCCATTCATTTTAACGTTAGCGCCTTGGTGATACTGGCCAGTCATTGCCATCATGGCAGATAACCCTTTTATTGCAGGGTTATCATTACCCTGCCCTGCGCCTAGTATCATTTGATTCGCAGTTTCTGAATCAAGGTCCGACTCAATTACAGCGGCATACATTGCGTTAATGATGGCGTTTTGAAGCTTTGTTAATTGCAGCTTATCAATCATGAAAAGCTGTTCCATAACAGAAAGGAACTGGTTTGCCCCTCGCGTTTGCCCATCTTCACGCGGTTCAAATACATGAATAAACTGCTGGCGACCCCAGCGGGTTTCTCTAGGAACACGGGTCCATTCGCCATAACCATAGCCGTTTAACGATGCACCCATGCCATAACGAGGGTTAAGAACATGGTAAGCAACTGCGCTGCTATGGCGGTCTTGTTCTACACCACCACGCAAAAACTGGTTATCTGCCACACCATTTGGGTTTGAAACACGTTTGGGTGAAACCATCTTAATAGCAGTTTTAAACAAAGAACCAGGGCGGCGGATCCATTCAGCTGCAGCCATCGCTTCGCCTAGATTAACGTGGGTTGCAACAACTTCACGAACCATCATGGTGAATGTGCGCTTACGCTCTGCATCCAAGTAACAACCTACGTTATCTTCAGCATGCTCTTTAAATGCAGCTTCTACATCTACGGCTAAAGCGCGGGCGTCTGCTTCCTGAATGCCAAGTGTTCTCCATTGTGGCTTATAGCTTAAGCGAAATAGCGAACCCACCACGTTATCAACGTGCATTTGCACAGCACCATTTGCAAAGCCGTGGTTCTTAACAAGATCATCGGCGCGCGCGTTACCCATTTGGAGGTTGGGCAATAAAGCGGCATCGGCTGATTGAAGCGTGGGGTTCCAGTCTGTTAACTGACCACCAAAACCATGAGCGGCGCCCTTGTAAGATTCGGTCATTGGTTGACCTTTGTGATCTAATATTTGAACATTTTTCATTAGAATCTAAAACCTACTGGGGCGCGGCGGCGGTGATTACCGTTAACCTTTAATTCCAGCTCTGCTATATAAGCATTGAGCTCATAAAGGTTGGCACTGGTATACTCAACTGACATGCCGCCCTTGTTAATTTTTACAACTCGCGCGCCCGTTACAAGTTTATGCTTTGCCAACTGCGCTTCTTCAAGCTGTTTTACTTCATTAGCTGCCATTAAGTAGTTTTCCTAAATCTGCCATGCTGCTGGAGCTTGATTCTTCTGGCTGGGCTTCAGCTGGTATCGCTGCAAGGGAATCCAAATCAAGGGCTAAATATTGCTGTGCTACCCGTAGCGCGGCTAAATTATAAACTTCACAATCTAGCTTTTCGTTTCTCACACCATCTGGGCAGTGCCACTTATAACTTTTCTGGCCGTTAACAAAAAACGGCTTTTTGTACTCAGCCAGTAACTGCTTGAAGAAAGAAAGGTTGCACCACTCTTTCATTGGGAAATGAATGCACCCTGGCTTTCTTAAGCCGGGTTCAGCGGGAACAATTCCCAATCTTTCCGATATTATGTCTTTGGCGTTATCGGTACCTACCATAACCAAGTAGACACCGTGAGAATTTTTCTTCTTAGGCTTCGTCGCTATTGGCTTGCCATATTGGCTTGCACCCTTGCAAGGGAACAAGCGCATTACACCGAAGCGTTTGGTGAACTTGTAAACCTCATCGGTATAGTGACCGCCTGAGTCAAAGCAACCGATTGCCCAGTTCATCACTTGGCCATTAGCTTTTTTGTATTGCTTGCGTAGCGGCTTTTCTAGTTGGTCCCAGAAAAGTGGTACGGATGGGTCGCCGTGAACCTCAAAAGCATCTATAACAAAGCTTTCTTCACCGGCTGTCCAACCTTTGACAACGAACTCTGCCCAGTGGTCTTGCATGTCACCACCTACCGTGATGAATACAACGTCATCAGGAACTTCAGCGCGGTAGTCTTCCCGCCTAGCAAACAAATGTTCAGGCTCTGTTTTTGAGCGCTCTACTTCTTCAAAAGCCTCGCCAAGCGTTGTATTGATGAAGGACTTAAGCTTCATCTGACTACCTTGAGCCTTATACCATTCGGTGACAATTCTCGACCAAGGTGAAAAGTTTGAGTAAAGCGAATTTATATACCAGGTAACTGATTCTGGTGTGGGCGCTATACTCTTTGTTTCTGGAAAACCTTCAGCGTGATAGAACGTAATGCTGTCATAGGTTGCTAAGCCTTCGTTGCTGAGCCAATAGCCTTTGTGATCAGCCTCAATAAAATCTGAATATGAAAATGTTTCACTGCAGGCAATACAGCGATACTTTGCTGTTCGAGCTCGTTCTGAACCTTCAAGTTCGCTATTCCATTCCAGCCCGTACTTACTGTCTTTACCACCAAAGATTAACGTCTGATGGGTACCGCAGTGTGGGCAAGGTATGTAGCGTTTGAAATATTGTTCTGACTCTTCGGCGGCCTCTGTGATTTGGCACTCGCCTTTTATCGTGGGCGTAGAACCCCTTATTGATTTACCGAAAGCTGAACCTTCCAAGCGTTTATCGCCAAGGAAAGTAGCTGAACCTTCGCCTTCAATATCTCTATCGAATTTTGAAAGCTCATCATATATCGATAGATCTAGGGATTTCTCACGATAGTTTTTAGCCGCCTTACCACCCATCAAGAACAATTCACGGCGGTTAGTAAACGCCTTATTCTCAATGGTGTTCTGCTTACTCTTTTTGTTTAAGTAAGGAAATATTGCGCGCAATGGCCCAACATCGCGTAGCATAGGATCGATGTGCTTTTTACTAAACCCATCACGGGCACCATCGTCTGGCTGCCAAACACCTATGTTTCTTTTTTTGTGCTCAATGAAGTAACCAATAGCCGCACAAATCAGTTTGGTGTAACCAACCCGCGCCGACTTTAACCAGTTAACCTCTTTAATATCGTCGTTGCACATTGAGTTCAGAATTGCTATCTGACTCGGTGCTGTCTTCCATGGACCCTCAATGTAAGAGGATTCAGGTGACATATAAAAATGTTTATCGGCCCATTCAACACCAGTGAGTGGTGGCGAACGGTAAAGAACTCTCGCACCCTCTTGCAGCGCTTTCTTAAACTTTCGCCTCTGCCTGAGTGATAACGTCATCGATTATATCGTCCAAGTAATCATCAAGATTCGACGCCTCGTTTTGATGCTTGATGGTTTCGGACTTTATGAAGTCGATAATCCTCTGCTCTATTTCTGGGTGTCGTCTTTTGATATTTGGTGCTAGTGAATCTAGCGTTGCGCCAACTTGGGCTAATATTTTTGCTAGAACATCTCGCGCAGCTTCTACAGGAATTGCGCGTCCTTCCAAAATTTCGTTCTTGATCTGCTGGGTGATTCGTTGCTGTTGAGTGAGCATTGCACGCTCAAGTTCGAGATCTATTGTTTCGCCACCAAGGTTAACTCGGTTGTTGTTTTTCTTGAGTTCGTTTTCAATGCGATTTTCAACCACATCCTGAACCCTAAAAAACGTCTGTCTGCCAACTTTCTTGTGAGGCTTCACGCCCCATTTATCAAAGGCCTGAGTAGAAATGCCTAATGACTCGGCCATGTTCTTTTTGTTGAGTAAATGCGAGTCCATGGTTTGTGCTTTTTCAGTGACGCTTTAGGCGATAACTAAACAACCTAGAGCGAAAATGAGTCATAAATAGCGAAAGTTTGCGCTGCTGCGTACCCGTAACAAAAAAAGATGCTGGAAAGTACCTTTTTTTATTGACATTTCTATCGTCCTCGATTTTTTTTGGCACGGTCTTTGTCGTGCTTTCGCCGATTACACAAGTAGTGTAAGGATTAGCGCGGCTGCACTTTGTTTTTAGTTGCCAGTCTTATCTGGTTGCGCACGGCATCAGCCATGTTCTTTTTAAACCTAACGTCTGCCATGCTTTTAAGCTTGGCTTGCATTGGTTTTAATTTGAATTCGACTCTGATTGATGGGCCAGTGATTGACTTAAGTGGGGTCTGACTGCTGCCCTTGCGAGCGAACACCAGGTACTTACCTGAGCCCCTACCTTTACCAATGAATGTTCCATCGTATGTTTTGCTTTTACCCCATGCTCTAGCCTTTACACCTTTGGCTCGATACTTACCTTTTCGACCACTCTTTAATGTCTTGCGGTGGTTAAAGTGGTTAGGCTTACGCAATGTTGGAGATACAAAACTGATAAGGTTTGATGCTCTACCTTCTGACGAATCGACGGTAGCAAACTGCTTGTTACGTGTAGCTTTGAACTTAAAGTTATCTGATGGACCAGATATCTTAGCGCGTACTTCTTTCTGCTGAATGCCGGTCTTCTTGCTGACTTCACGAACCGCGTCGGTCTTAGTGCCTCGGCCAGTTCGGTTTAGTGCTTGAACCGTTGCCTTTGGTACAGCTGATTGCTTGATAGCCTGTAGGTCTTTGGTTAGTGCCGCAATGTCATTCTTGAAACTGATTTGCATGCGATAACTACTCAGGCAATCTCGTTGTTAAATTGTAGAGGGATTCTGGCGTATGCTTATGAGCAAAGAAGTCAGGCACATAGTTCGCGGCGTGGGCTACCAGCTCAGAACAAAACCAGCTATTAGGGCAATGCTCAAAACTCCTGAACAATATCCCTTTTATTCCTTTGTTATCGAATGGCTTTCCAATTAGCTTGCGTGCTTTTTCTATATCACCAGGCAAGTATCGATATTCAGTAATGTCGTACCGCCCAAGGAAATCTAATAGGTTATTACGCTGAACGCCATAACCGCCACGCGCTTCAATCACATGGCAATCATCATTATCTAGTATTGCAACGTGAGACCATTTTGAGCCGGTGATAAACCTTATAGTTCGTGACATCCAACTGCGATTTGCGGCGAATATCACAATCATGGTTCATGTCTCGTTTGGTTGATCTCTTTCGGCCATATACTTCATGTGCCGTTCGTGAGCGCGTTGATCTTCTCTACGCTTAAAATAGATATTTACTGCTAAACCAATAAATCCAATCATCAAACCAAACAATGCTACGATATGCTCAAACGTTAACGCGCCCCATAACGCAGTAAATGCGCTTGCGGTATAAGTTGTTATCGAAGCTTTATCTGCCATGTCTTGATTGAATTCTTGTTGGTAATGGGTGTTCATGCTGTTGTTCTCCAATACAGGTTCAACAACATGGTTATTCAAATGGTGTTCCATTTTGTATTAGATGCTAGTCTGCTTTTTCGCAGAAAATGCTAATAAATTACGCTTACCGATTTCCCTTAGCCCTGCATAAGTAAAGGGTAAAGTAAGGAATGCACCCAATATCATAAGATCTGGCGTGTCAGTGATAAACGCATAACAAATACCAGCAAGCAAAGAGGCTGTTGCGTGAAAAGGCCTTACGTATTTAACGCCACCTTCTGCATTATCACCGTTACGAATAGTTTGCTGTGTCTCTGAATGGCTACGCTGTTTATCTTGAAGTTCTAGCGCCATTACTGATTCAAGGTGGCGATTCACTTCAGCTTCTCGCGCCGCGGCTATTTCTTCAAGCCTCACCATTGCATTGGGGTTACTTTTCAGTGTCACTAACGCTTGTTCTGGGTCTGTCGTTCCCGTTGCCTGAGCAACCATTGAAGCACCTGCACTGACCGCGCCCACTACGTTGCCCGTTAAAAGCGAACCAACGAGACCAGCAACGCCTGTTTTATTTTCTTTAAGAAAACTTCCTACGTCTGACCAATTCATTATCTCAACCTATGGCTTGTACAATTCAAAGTGTGGCAGGTCGCGGAAACGCTCATCACGGCTTCTACCGTCCATATCCCAATCACCACCCCATCGAAGTAGGTGCGTGATCTTGCCCTCTTTGTATAACTGGCGAGCAATACACATGACATGACCTGCAAATACAGCAAAAGCCAGTTCGTCTTTCCAGTCTGTGTTGCTTAACTCTACGAAATAAGGGCCAGCGTCAACTGCGAGTGAAGGGATTTTGTTGTGTTTGGAGTGAGGCCACTTTAATTGGCTGAGGCCATCGGCAAATGCTTTGTTCTGATCTTCTTTACCACGGTGACCGCAAAAGATAGACGCATTAATGAACTTCTTCACTTCGTCAAATATCGTTTGAATATCAACATGGCACGTATCAAGACGCGCTTGTGAAGTTTTGCCGTAGGGGAACATAAATTTCAGCCATAAAAAAAGCCCCGACTGGTTAGGTCAGGGCTTCAAGTGAAATAGTGCTAGTATGGAGATATATTAAGCAAAGCTCGTCAGTGAGTCAACTACTGTTTGAAGTCATATAGAAACCCTACTACCGCGACAATTATCAAGCCTTCTGCAGTTCTTGATTTCTAGTTATTCTCGAAAGAATACAGTTATTAAATTCCTCTTGACTCATAAGAAGCATCCGTGGCGCAGGCGCATTCATTGCTTTATCTATCGCCTTTTCAGTTTCCGCTTGCTTTAGTCTTACGTAATACTCTACTGCTTTTTCAAGAAACTGTGTGTAATTGTCGCACGACTCTGCTGAGCGCCTAACTAGGCTGTAGAATATCGCGTCATTTCGGTACGCTTCAAACAAGTATTCAGGGAGCTTTGATACTAACTCACCTAACGCGCTATTCTGCCTTATTGCTCTACCTTGGGTGATTACCTTGCGCTTACTCATAACTTCCTCAATCCCAACACATCAAATACTTCATTATCTATCACTACACTGACACGCCACAAATTGTCAAACGGCGATAATACGTACCACCGTTTATCATATTTGTAGTAGTTATCGAATTTATCGATGTGAGTCGCGCCCATCTTGATAGGACTATTGTAATAACGCTTAACCGCTTCATCAATAGCCTGGCGAATGTCGTTACCTGCTAGTTCGCTATTCATAAACAATTTAACTCCAAATCAATGTAAAAATTGAAAGTCCTAGCGAAGCAATGCTTATTACAATTGCCAGATTAAGAAGTCGCCCAGTTTTGCGAGACTCCCTTACAAACTCTTTAAGTTCCTGCTCATTCATCCTGCTCACCTGCTCTCTCATTCCAAGCCTTAACAAGTTGCTCTTTATCTCTATGCGGTGACATTAATACAGGGCATCTAGTACAGCTAATCATGCTTCTTTGCAGGCCTTGAACAATGCCCGTTTCCATACTTGCATCACTGCCGCAGAACGGGCAAGGTTTTAGTTTCTGCTCACTCATGCCGCTTCATCCTCTCTCATAGTTGCTCTAACGTGGCTTATCGCCTCGCTATTCCACAAGTAAAGTTGCTCTAGCACTTGGCTGTAAGCCTCAGATATTTTCACAGGAAGCTTGTTTCCCTTAATGCCTAGCCGCTTACAAAGCTGAACTTTGCTTGTTGGTTTAATCTCTTGCTCGCCGGTCTTGCGGTTTAGTCGCATAATTGGTGATTTTATTTCGATGATGGCGCAGTTAATCATGCGTAACAAGCAAGTGTTACTAACCTCTAGCTCAGCTTTTAGCATAACGTTCAATAACCCAGCTTTAACGCGCACTCTTGCGCTGCTGTCATCGGCGTAGAGCAATCTAGCCAAGTAGTAAGCATGTGTATCTAGCTTTAGTTGCGTTTCAGGGTTTCGCATTGCCAGTGCGCCAGCCACTTCGTTTACATCAGGCGCGGTACCACCGAAGCCCATTCCGTCAATCTGTTTTGACTTTGTAGTCATTCTTGCTAGTTCTCTGATTGGGTGTGCCATTGTTGTATTTACCTTTAGCGCACGGCTCATGCCGCTTTTTGTTTCTGCATTTCGCGTACACGCTTGCGATAATGCGCCTTAATGTCTTGTATTTGTTCTATGGTGTAGTTTTTAGGCTCGTGTGGACCTTCTAGCTTATCTACTCGCTCCTGCCCTATTCTCTTGACCAGGTTTATTCGGTAGCTAATTAGGTTTCCTGAAAGGTGCTGATTGCAGGGAACGCACTGACGATGGCAATTATCTTCATCAAATCTCAGTTCGGGCGCACTTCCTACGCTTCGGTAGTGCCCCGCATCGTACTTGCCAGTGTGATACCTACCGCAACTGATACACGGCTCTTGCGCATCCCTTTCACGAATGTAGGCGTTGAACGATGCTTGCGCCTCCCGCAAATGAGCACCTTTAGTTTTGAGTCTTTCTTTTTTTGCCTTAAGTCGTTTCGATTCAATTTGCTTACCCTTTTTAGCTAGTTTAGAAACGTTAGCTGCCGCCCACTCTGCAAAACAGTTCTGGTCACAGAAGGCTTTTAGCTGCCTTAGTAGCATATCACTCTGCAGGCCCTTCTTTTTGCAGTGCGAGCAACGTCTATTCTTCATTAACCCATTCCCTTTGATACATTTTCTGATACCAATCTCTCGGCATTGGTATTGGACGCAGGTAGGAAAAAGAGCCAAGAAAAGAGCAACAGTTGCCACAATCACAAGGGTTTGCAGGGTTAAAATTCTTATTGCACGTTGGATAACGCCTAATCTCACCTGGCTCAATTTTTAAGTCGGAAAAAACGCCAGTGTGAACCATCCAAGGGTGATACTGCTCCACTGGCTCTTCTCTCACCACTACACGTTTTACGTTAGTGAAATCCCACCCCCATAAATGCGCAAGCGACCTTGCCTCTGAAACCTTCTTCAAGCTCCCATCTAGCATGCGTACATAACAAACCGTTCTTGTTGGTGTAATCACTGCTTTGCTCCCATATTCTCTTTACAAGGCCACGGCACAAAGACGCCAAGTTTTTCAACCAATGTTTTATTTAAAATGTCGTAGATAGCTGGATAGTCAGTGCTACTTGCGCGTGTGGTTGACTTCTCACCCATGTACGCTTCTTGAACCGGTTTCCATAAATGCTGCTTAACCGCTTCCATGGTCCACGGTATTTCTTGGCGCTTGCTCAACTGAAGCACTTGCCTTACGTCCATACCCTTGTCATTGAGCGCGTGAGACACCTGAGTTAGCCACACATGAAGTGCATTATTCTGTAACTGGCTTCTTTGCTTCTCTGTTGTGGTCTGCATCATTAGCCATTTGTTTTGATGCCACTTCTCACGCAATTCTTGTATGGCTGCATCTAGTGACTGTTGACTATTGATAACGCGGAATTGACCTTTCACTATGCCACCTCGCATCTTTTATAAGCCCGACCCCATTGGTCGCCCATTGCATCAGCAATACCTTGATATGTTGCGCTTCTTAGCTTCCCCCTGTCTTTGCTTGGTGGCATCTTATGAATTCTGTTTTCGCGACCTTCAACAATTTCTGTGGACTCTAAAAGCGGCAAGCCTTTTAGCCATAAACATGTAGCTTTAGTTTCACCATGCCCAAACTGCCAAGGTTGAATAATCTGGTCTGGCTTTCTGTAAAGCGTTGACATAATACAAACGGGGTTTTCTATCGCGGTCATTGGAATGTGCTTAGAGCGCCTAACCAGCTTCATAAAAAAACTTGCGCCTGCGTATTGCCTACCATCCATCTTTTTTGCGGCAAAATGCCTAGACCCGCTGACACTAAGATGAGTGCAAGGTGGGTGCGCCACCATCAAATCGAATGGGTAATCGATAATATCGAAAACGCTACCTTCATAATGCGGCCCAGGCGCTTCAGTAGGAAGCAGGTCGCAACTTATAGCCTCATGACCTTTAGCAATGAAAGCATCTCTTACAACTCCACTGTATTCACAAGCAACTAAAACTTTCACGCCTCTAACTCCTTCCAAATCTGGTTAAAGTGGTCCTGGTCATTCAATGCTAAAGCGCTAAAGTCCTTTTTCTTTTCAATGGCACGAAGAGTATCGCCTCTGCGCTTTACTTTAGGGTGAGCGGTTTCTCTTGCCAGGGTGCTTTCGCGGTGTTCTTTTTGAATGGGGGTCATGCCACTACTCCTAACTCTAATTGGCGCTTAAATGGAATTGAGATAGAGTTTTCAACTTGATTACCAAACACATCCCATCCGGGCGTTTGCTTTCTTGCAAACATTTCTAGGCGAGGAACGTCACCACATAGCTTTTCAATGGCTTCTCTAAATGCCTGCGGTTTTTCTGAATGTTCACCAACTTTGGCGCGGATGCGTGAACGAACTGAACGGTCTTTGATGATGTTGCCAGTTTTGCCGCGTACCGCGACTAGTGCCGATTCAGTTGAAGCGCGAGTGATACTGCCCATGCCAAAAAAGTCTTTGCCGTGCTTGGTTTCTTTATCCCAAACAAAGCCGTTCATGTTAACAACGCGGAAACCCCAAGCCTCTGCAAGTTCAATGGCTTCTTTTGGCATAGCACCCACGTACCACATGACTAGCAAGCAATCGTCTTGGCATATTGCTGGAATATCCCACTGCTTCATGCTTTCTACGTCCATTACGTCATACTTTTGCGCTGCGCCCGATTTCATAGAGCCGCCTGTTTTCTTGCTGTTGAATGACCAAGGCGGGTCAGAATACAAAACTTTGTAATTCATGCTGCACCACCTAAAATACTGATTGACTCCAAACCAAACGGTAAACCTCTGGCCTTGCGCGACTTCGCAATATCTACCGGTGTGTAGTCGCGAATGAAACTGGCGCGGTAACGAATGGTTTTGCCGTGCTCATTGTGGTCAGCTTCATAGGTAACACCGTTCTTGTTCTGCAAACTCTTCAATGTGTTACTTGGTCTGCTATCGCCAAGGTGTTCAGCTAGTTCTTTAGTGGTTCGCCACTCGCCATTACTGAAAGCGATTGCTTTTTCTATGTTGTTCATGCTGCATTCCTTTCGCGAATAGCCATAAAGCTTTTGAAAACGTTGGTGCGGCGATAGCTAGCCATTTTGGGGCAATACTCTATGTAGCCTTTTCGCTTCAGTGCCAGTAAGTGACCTGAAACACTGTTAGGATTTACCCCAAAATGCTCAGCGATAACTTCAAACGTAGGAAAGTTGTCATTTACCTCAATGAATTTGTGGATAAAATCCATGTAGCTGATTTGCTTATCTGTTAGAACTGGATTCATGCGGCCTCTCCCACTTCAAATTTTTGCCCTGAATTTCTCCACACTGCCTCTTTTGATTTGTAGCCAGTTCTACGACCACGAGAACTGACAACTTCGCAAAGGTCTTCAAATGGAAGCCAAGAAGCACCAGAATTTTCACAAACATCAACTTGCCCGTTTCTGCTTCTGCACCAGATTGCTAGATGCTCATAGTTAATTTTACTAAACGGGTATCTGGAACCAGCCTTATTGTTATATGGCGGGTCTATGTGCCAATGCGCGTTATAGTTAGGTATGTTTTCATACGAAGATTGTTGAATTTCCCACTGAGAAATTAACGGTTTTTGTTCGCAGACTCTGGCCTTAACTGCATCACCCCAAACACGACAATCTTTTGAGTCGTTATATTTGAAGTACCATGGGGATATTTTACTTGTTGGTTCACTGCGACCTTTCGCAACCCAAAACTTGCAAAGCAGCTGCTGACCTATTTCAAGCGCCTCAATTTCATCCTCACTCTTAAAGGTTGATGGAATAGCCATGATATCCTTGCAGCTCGAGTTAATGAGAAAATCCCAAAGCAGGCATATGTTTTCAGAAACATCATAAAGTTTTGCTTTTTTGACGTTCCAGCGGGTCGAGTAGCAGGCAGAACCAGCGAAAGGCTCAATTACTAATTCACTCCGAGGGGCCCCCAAGTGTTTAGCTACTTGGTACTTTGCGCCGTAATAAGAGAAAAATGGCTTCATGCCTGCTTCCTCGCTCTAAAATCTTCTAGCCCTTTTTCAAGGTTTGCGAATGCTGATGCCTTCTCAGCCTTGCTGCGCTGAATGTCTTCAATGCCGGCAATATGGTTTGGCAATGCTTCAAGCGGTGACTTTTCAAAATCTACGTAGGTGGAAACGAACTGCTTTTGTAGAAAATCAAGTTGCTGTGTCGTTTTCCCGCAGATAAACGGCCATCCACCCAGGGCGCTTATCGTTGCCGTGGTGAGTGGGTCTTTAAATGTTGGCGTTCGATAGGCGCCGCAACTCGTAATGGCTTTAGTCACGTTCAGCCATTGCATTTCAGCTTTGGTTTTAAGGTTTTCGAGTTGCTCTTTTTCACCACAAGCAAGAAACCTGATTACATCGGCTGGCTTTGGTTGGAATTGGCCGCGTTCAGGGTCAGAAATATGCTTCGTTAGCGCACGGCATACATCTGCAATGTCGTAAGGTTTAAGCGTTGCCCACCAAATATCCATGAGTTGTTCAGATACTTGCTTGACGCTGTAAATTTCAAAGGTGCCGTGAATAGCACTGGCGAAACGTGAACGGTCTTCAGTCTGCATGTGCTACTCCTTGTTTGCCCAGTTAGACATGACGCGCATGTTTTCTTCGCGTATGCGTTCTTGGTGGCTTTGGAAGGTGCGGTTAGGTTGCGCATTGGTTTTAGGGTGAACCGATTGCCAGCCATTCATGATGGCTTCGTTGATTAGCTCTTGTGGAGAATGACCGTCAAAGCGAAGACCGCTTAGTTTTGCAACTAGCAACTCAACTGCGTGAGTAGTCATTGGCTTTTTGATTTTTTTTCTGTAGCTAACGAAAGCATTCAGGCTTTCAAGAGAAATAATCTTTTCGCGCTTTATTGTTTCAATGACAGATTCAGTAATGACAGGTTCTATACTGACAGATTCGGGTGCAGATTTTTCACTAGGGGTTAGTGCAGATTTTTCACTAGGGGTTAGTGCAGATTTTTCACTAGGGGGTGGTGCAGATTTTTCACCATCTGGTGAATTGTTTTCACTAGGTAGGGGTGCAGATTTTTCACCACCAAGCGTCAAGTAGTAAACGTTGCTTGAATTGCCTTTTGGCCCCTTTCTTTCTTCCTTGCGAACCAGTCCTTTCTTGATAAGTTTATCAATATGGTTGATAGCACTACGGCGAGATATTTCGCAGACTTCAGCTATATTATCATAGCTTGGCCAGCACTCACCTTTGTCGTTTGCATTGTCAGCAAGTTTAAGCAGAACCATTTTAGTAGTTGGGCTTCCAGCTTTAACCTGCATAGCTGAAAACATCATTTTAATGCTCATGTGCCCTCCTAAAACCTGGCTTGCTATATTTTTTGTATTCGCTCATAATTACTCCGAACTTAGTTGTTCTAAACCCCGCATTTGCTTTCCACGGCTAGCGGGGTTTTTTTATTGGTGTAACAGACCTCCCAGCCTGCTTGGTCGGGGTTAACGTGATTAGCGCTTCACGCTTGACCGACTAGGTAGGATCAACACTTACGGCGCTACCTCGTTCCTCCGTAAGCATCAGACCGATATACTGCGTCACCCAGTTAAAGCGCGGCCGCAAATGTGCAACCCTTACGCTTTGATGTGCAGATCTCTGCTACGGCTTTACCGCCCCAGCATTTGGGCAAAGCAACTGCACTCAAAACGCCCTACACTTTCGCAGTAGGCGCGGCCATGGTCGTCACCTTGGCGCCAACTCGGATGAATAAGCCCTATTGCTTACCGTTACCGATACTAGAAAGCGTTGCCGGTGCCTCGTCTTATCCGAACGTTCTCTGGCCCATGGCTTTGTCGGTTAATTCCGTGGGGTTTATAGTGGGCACCCTCATTCGCCCACAGCCAGCAGCAATAACGCTTTGATGAATGACTGACCGATACCACACTGACCAAGCTCATTACCCGTTAGGGCGCTTCTTGCGTTACATCCCTAGCAGTCATTCTCAAAACGCCTTGTCTCTCCAAGTGTCACCTTTGTCTTTCGCCGCTAGCTAAGGTCGCTAACCATGTCCGAGTAGCCCAACACTCTTATGACTTCTGCTTCGTTTATCTGAATGTCCTCGCAATACGGAAGAGGATTGCTCAGGCGGTACATTCAGGACGTTTAAAGCGCAACATCAAACGCTTACTGCTAAATTGATTTAATAAATGCACCTAGCCAAAAACTAACAGATGCGTAATAGGCTAAAGCTGCCAACTCAACCGCTAATACAATAACGGCCACTCGAAACTGCCAGTCGGTTTTAAACTGGTGTGCGAAGCTGCGAAAATGACGTTTACAAAACCACGCAAATTCCGAACGCATTACGCTGCTCTCCGCGTTGGTGTAAAAGCTGGTTTTGGCTGTGTGCGCTTAGGGTTTATTGGAACTACTTTGCTCATGACCTTTATCCTGTTCATTCTGAGTTGGAAAAATAATACTCATGTTGCTTTCGTGAGTTTCGAAAACAGCATCCTCAACTAAGGTGATTGGAGTGCCATTAATCTTCACCATCTCACCCGCTTTTAAAGTAAACTGCTTCATTAGCACCCCTCTCTTGTTGCGTTAAATACAAAAACTAAATCAACGATTGTCAGCACTAAATAGGAAGTCAGCGCGAACATGAAAATTGAACTATCAGAAGCGAAAGCAATTATCATCAGCATGATGAGCAGATTTAACGGGCCAGCTAGGCGCATACACTTTCGGCTAGTGCGTAATGATGAGTACTTTGCGGCAGCGGCTTTAAAAAAATGGCCCATACTTCTTGGTATGCCTGTCGCAATTTTTGCAGCGCTTTTACAAGTCAAGAAAGTTGATAGTGAGATTTTTAATTTCATATCACTCCTATTACCCATAGTTCCTATTGCATACTTTTTGATGGACTCGCATTTCGAAGCTAAGCAAGTAAAGAGGCGAATAGAATTAAAAGCCAAACGACTGCAAGACATTGCGCTTTTAAAAAATCGGCAAGCTTGAATTACTTTGCTCATGCTGCTTGCTCCTTACTTATTAGGGACTTTTGAGTCCCTCAAAATCTTTGTTAGTGCCATTGTTGATGGGCAAATGTCGGTTAATACAGATCCAAGACCTTCAAGCATTGCTCGTTGCGCTGCTTCCTCAAGACTTACGCCAAGCTCGTCTGCATGTTTTTGTAGTAGTTCTAATTCTTCGTTACTGAGCTCTATTTTTTCTTCGGTCATTATTGAGGGCCTTAAAAAGTCTTAGATGAACCCTCTTCGGGTTCTTCGTTAATGCTTTAAGCTGCTGTACGCTCTTTACTTCCAAACGAAACAGACTCTTTTAGGCCACGCATGAAAATGTCACGAACAATTACCGCTTTTTGTCCGCCAGTGTTTTTTACCAGCGCTTCAAGCAAGTCATTAACGTCATCATCTAAACGAACTTTGACTTCGTTCTTTTTGATTTTCCTAGGATCCGCATACATGGCTCTTATCTCCGTGTTAACTGGCTTTTTTAAGTTCTGGCTCTTCAGCTTTAAGCTTGCCGTTTGTGATCCGCTCAAGCTGATAAGCTCTCAGTAAAGGAATGTTTTCTTTCCATTCACTAACAGATGGCGCTTTTATTGATAGAGCATCGGCTACTGCTTTCACGCTTCCAAAATGCTCTATAACCTCGCTCTTTTTCAAAAGGAACTCCTATTTTTAGTAGGTTTTCCAAAAGTATTAATCAAAGGAGTTCCTATGTCAAGTAATGTTAGGATTTCCTAAATTATTTTATGGAACCTTTATGAGTAACTTTGGTGATAACTTGAGACGCGTAAGAAGTGCGCTTAGGCTTTCTCAGTCAGCGTTTGGAAAAAAGGTGGGCGTGAGTGGGCCAACGATCTCAGATTGGGAAAATGATGTTCAAAAGCCTAGAGGGAGTAATCTTCTAAGCTTATTAAGTCAATTTCCTGAACTTTCGAAAGATTTTCCTGAGTATAATAAGATATCCAAGATAAACAGTGATAGCGCCAAATACATTGGCCATGTTGACGCTTGGGATAGCAATACAGAACTAGACGAGGATGAAGTAGAAGTGCCGTTTTTCATGGATGTAGAACTAGCAGCGGGTGTAGGTGGTGAATTAGCACTAGAGATCCAAGGGCCTAAATTAAGATTTTCAAAGTCAACATTAAGGCGTTGTGGGGTTCAAGCTGAAGCAGCAGCTTGCGTCAAAGTTTCAGGCAATAGTATGGAGCCAAGACTGTTTGACGGTGATGTGGTTGGTGTAAATACTTTAGATAAGAAAATTATAGATGGTAATACTTACGCAATAAATCACGATGGTCTTTTACGGGTCAAGCGTCTTTATAGAATGCCAGGTGGGGGAGTCAGAGTTAATTCAATGAACGGGCAAGAGTACCCAGATGAACATTACACAGAGCAAGAGGCCAAAAGCATCAACATTGTTGGAAAGGTCTTTTGGCACAGTTCAATATGGTAGCTTTTAAACAGATATAACCTCAGAGTAAAGCACTACCAATGCAATCAATGATGTGAACAAAAAGAATTGATAACCTAACCTGCTTTTCCAAACTCCATTCTGCAAACCATAAAGCTCAAGATAGGAAGCATTTGCTGATACCTTTTCAAATTGATGTAGTTTTGGTGGATATTTTTTATAAGCAACGAAAGCAGTAGCCCAAAATGGATAGCCAACGTTTAGCTGAATTTTGTAACAAATCCACCAAAACAAAAACACAAAAATTGCTATCGATAGCAACCAACCAAATACACTTCCCTTTTGTAAAAAAATAAAATTACTGCTCAGTGTGAATAGAACGCTTAAAGCGTAACCCATTCCTAAAATCTTAACTATGGCGAAAGCCACTTCTAACCAAGTCATACAACTTAATTCCTTTTAATTAAAAATAAATATTCACATATTTTAAAAAAGGTTTTCCTATTTATTTGACACTTTTAATAGGATATCCTATTATCTGTTTGTGAGTAGATTTTAGCGCCACTGAACAGGCGCAATTAACTAAAGGTGTCACCAATGACCAACATCATTCCTTTCAAATTCAAATCAGCACCAATTCGTGTTGTTGAGCGAGATGGTATTCCTATGTTTGTTGCAAAAGATGTTGCAAGCCTTCTTGGTTATTCAAACATTAATGACGCTATAAAGCGCCATTGCGAGGGGGTCGTGAAACACGACCTCCCTTCTTCGAGCGGAACCCAGTCGTTTTCTCTAATTCCAGAATTTGACGTTTATGCTTTAATTTTGAGATCGAAACTCCCAGAAGCTAAAAAGTTTAGACGATGGGTTTGCGAAGAAGTGCTTCCATCTATTCGCAAAACAGGCTCTTACACTGCTAATCAGCCAGTAGTTCCCCAGACACTGCCCGAAGCACTTCGTTTGGCTGCCGACCTTGCTGAAAAACTAGAAGATGCCAAGCCGAAAATAGCGTTCGCTGATGCGGTTAACGATTCAATTAACTGCGTAACCTTTCAAGACTTTGCCAAAGCGGTAGGCACTGGCCAAAACAGATTATTTAAAACATTGCGCGACCACGGCTTTCTCCAAGTTCGTGACGGGCAGCGCAACAAGCCTTATCAGCAATTTGTGGATAACGGCTTGTTCAAGCTTGTTCAAGGGACTTATAAAGACCGCAAAAGTGGCGAAGTGCAAACTTACTTCAGAACAGTTATTACCCCAAAAGGGCAAATGTATTTTCAAAATAAGTTTTTCAACAAAGCAGCTTAAGGATAAAAAACATGACCTACTGCCACGTATCAAATCAAATCGCGCAACATGCGAACCAGCCTGAAGTAAATGGCTTTGCTGATTTAAGCGAATGGGAACAAGAAACTATTGTTTCTACTTTGTCTGATGCTGTTTTATTCGATGAAGTTTCACTTACATGGGCTGACTACCCTCACACCGTTAACCTTGAATTTGCAATGCAAAGCCTTTTAGAAGAAGCCGAGTTTATTGAAGAATTGGCAGCCGCAGTGCTTAACACTAATGCCGCCAAAACGCTTTTAGTCAATCAGCGCCAAGCTGAAACCAAAGGCCTAATTAAACACGCGCTTGATACCACGAATAACCCGCCAGAAGGTTATTCATTCGGCGAACTACTAATGGGTAAAGCAGCATGAACCTTACCCAACGTGAACAGCAGGTTTATGACCTGATGATAACAGGTGCTAGCCAGCGCACTATCGCCAAAATAATCGGCTTTTCAGTGCGTAGCGTTAAGCAGCACAGCGCACATATTTTCAAAAAGCTTGATGTTCATTCAACGCGTGAAGTTGTGGCAAAGCACTACATTGGCATGGGTCACGCGAATGAGAACGGAATGCCAGGCGCTGAATTGCTTTCTAAAGCTGAACGCCGCGTTTACGACCAACTTATTACTGGTGTAAGTCGCAAGCAGATTGCAGCAAAGATTTTCTTATCTGAACACACTGTTCGCTTTCACCTGAGAGTTATCAGTCAAAAACTAGGCACCAACTCAATGCTTGAAATAGTCATTAAGCACTACACAAGCGGTCACAACACTGAAATGAAGGAAGCAGCATGAACACGTTTTTATTAGCAATTGGATTGTTTGTTTTGATGGGCGCTTTTGCGTTCTTAGTTGGCGCTTTCATTCGCACTGGCCAAGGCGAGCGTGACGAAGAATGAACACGATATTCACGCTAATTTCGATAGCACTAGTGTCACTCTTCTTTATCGCTGTTATCTCAACGGTAGAAGCAATAAAGAGTATCGATTTTAAGAAGTAAACCGCGCCCCCGAAGGGGCACAAACCACGGCTGCGAAGTTTTGGACAGACAGAGCAGCCATAGCAACGAGGATGATAAACGATGGAAATCCGAACCACAAACACTAAAGGCTTATTTTGCCTTCAATGGCGTGATAGTGGCGTAAATGGCAGTGAGCATTTTACTCGCCTAGAAACTATCACCAATTCACGTGACACCGATGTAACGCTATGTCGTGAAGGTGTACCTGGCACAACGCTAAACATCGATTCTGATGCCGTAGACGCGTTTTTTGAAATGGCTAACAACGTCGATGTGCCTATTGATGTAATCAACCCTTTTCCAGCAACTGAAACAGTTACATCGTCTGCCAAGGATGGCAAACCTATAGAGGACGCAGCGTGATTTTCGTTACTTACAAAGAGTATCACAAGGCGCTTGCAGAAAAGCGTATGTGGAAAGCATTGGGGCTTCACGCAATGGTTGTTAACCGTCCTAACGGTTGGAAAGTGAAAGTAATCGGTTTAGTTAAAAATATCAAAGGAGTAAGCAATCATGGATAACCAACAACTAGCGCCAATTGAAATGTTTCGCCGCGACCTGCAAAAAGAAGGTTCGCGTTTGAAAGCCAGTTTGCCAGCACACTTACCATTAGAGCGCTTCCAGCGTGCCGCAATGATAGCGGTTGAAAACAACATGGAATTACTAGCTTGCGACCCTCAAAGCCTAATGACTTCTTTAAGCCGCTGTGCGCAAGACGGTCTTGTACCTGATAACCGCGAAGCAGCCATGGTTATATTTAACACCAAGAGCGGAAACAACTGGGTAAAGAAAGCTCAGTATATGCCTATGGTCGATGGTGTTCTAAAACGCGCTCGCCAGTCTGGTGAAATATCCACAATTACGGCACGCGCAGTTTACGAGAACGACCAATTTGATTACTGGATTGATGAAGACGGTGAACACGTTCAATTCAGACCTAACCTACATGGCGACCGCGGCAGTTTTAAACTTGTTTTTGCTATGGCTAAAACCAAGTCGGGCGAGTTGATTGTTGAACCTATGTCAAAAGACGAGGTTGAAAAGGTTCGCATGTCTTCAAAGAACCCCGACAAAGGGCCATGGAAAGACTGGTATGAGCGCATGGCATGTAAATCTGTATTGCACCGTCTATCACGCCGACTACCTAACAGTAGTGAGATTATGGAAATGCTAAAGCATGACCATGAGGGCTACACCTTTTCAAATACTCGTGAAGAAAAGCCTATCAATGAAGCGCCAGTGATAAACGAAAAGCCTGTTTACACGCAGGAAATGTTTAACGGCGAAGCCAACAAGTGGGCTAACGCAGTAAGCGCAGGGAAAATCACGCCTGAAGCGATTATTACCAAGCTATCGGCATCTTATGAAGTTCCTTCAAAAGTCCGTGAGCAGATTGAAACCATTGTAGACGTAGCAGAGGAAGCGTAACCATGAAGCATATTAACGTTACCCAAGGAAGCGAAGCTTGGCTAAAACTTCGTAAAGATTTTTTCACCGCATCAGAAGCCCCAATGATGATGGGTGATCACAAAAACATTAGTCGCAACCAATTGCTAGATGCAAAGAAAGGCTGGACCACGATTGTAGACGAGTATCTACAAAAGCTTTTTGATAAAGGTCATGCAACTGAAGAAGCGGCTCGCCCTCTTGCTGCCGCCGATGTAGGTGAAGATTTATTCCCTGTTACCGGCTCACTAGAGGTTGAAGGCTTATCGCTACTTGCCAGCTTTGACGGTTTAACCATGTTTGATGATGTGTGTTTTGAGCATAAGCTTTTCAACAAAACGCTTGCTGAGAACGTGCTTAATAACGTGCTAGAGCCTCACTACTATTGGCAGTTAGAGCAGCAACTATTAGTGTCTGGTGCGGATAAGTGCTACTTCGTTACCAGTGATGGCACGAAAGACAACTGGCAAGCAATGTATTACGTGTCAGTTCCTGAAAGACGCGAAGCGCTTATTAAAGGCTGGAAGCAATTCGCCATTGACTTAGAAAACCATGAGCCCCAGGCAAAAGTTGAGAAAACCGTTACCTCTGGTCCAGTACGCGAACTGCCATCCATCAACTACAAAATGAATGGCTTAGCACTAGAGTCAAACCTAGAAGCGTACAAGCAAGCAGCAACTGACCTTGTGGCGCTATCTGAAAAGCCTCTTGAATCAGATCAAGACTTTGCCGATGCAGAAGCGCGTCAAAAGGTTTTCACCAAAGCAGAGAAGGACATTAAAAACGCATGTGATCGCGTTATGGGCGAGATTGATTCAATCGATAACTTTGTAAAAGACATGCGCTTTATCTCTGAACAGATTCGCCAAGCGCGACTAGCTGAAGGTAAGCAAATCAAAGCGCGTAAAGAAGAATTGCGCGAAGAGATTCTTAACAAGGCTAATCAAGAAGCTTCAAAGGCGCTTAACGAGGCGATGGCAAAAGTTAACGCCAAACTGCCCAACATAGACTTTGACCCTTTCACGGCCATGAAAGGCAAGCGCACTATTGAGTCACTTCAAGACGCGGCTGACACCGAAGTCGCAAAAGCAAAAATTCAAATCAATGAGTTCGTTGAAGTAGCACAAGCCAACATGCTTGTTATTGCCGATAACCGCGAGTTCGATTTCCTCTTTAACGACTGGGCCCAAATTGCTTTCAAAGCAACTGAGGATTTCAAGACGTTGGTAACGGCTCGCATTGCAACTTACCAGGCTGAACAAAAAGCCAAAGAAGATGCAGAACGTGAACGCATTCGTCAAGAAGAGCAAGCGAAGCTGCAACGTGAAGCTGAAGCGAAAGCGCGAGCAGAAGAGCAAGCCAAGCGTGATGCGGAAGAGAAAGCCCGTTTTGATGCTGAGTCAGAAAGCAACAAGCAGTACATGGCAGCAACAAACCAGTTAGCACAGGAAGCAACCACCAATGAGCCAAAAGAAGAAGTTCAGCCAGAACCGCAAACGAAGCCAGCGCCTAGCGTGGTTCGACAAGAACAAGCACCAACGCGCCAATACTCAGTAATGGAGCTTAACGCTATGGATCAGCTAGCCAAGCTAGTTGAAGAAGCCAACAAGACTTACGCAAATGACCTACGCCAGTTCGTTGAATCGGTTAAGGCTAACAACTTGAAGAAGGTGGCGTGATGTTTTTAATCGAATATGGCAAAGGTCATTTTATTAACGCAGACATTATTACTTCGGTCCATATCGACAAAAAAGGAGTGCGTTTCTACGTTGTGAACGACTATGAAAGTGAATTTAACGTAGAAGAGGGTTACGAGAATACGTTTTGCAACAACCTTCAGGCGATAAATCAGAACATTACGAACATCGAGTCTGAGCTAAGAGGTATCAGAAATGGCAATTAACACTCACGGCCAGCGCATTCAGTTTGGCAAGCATAAGGGCGAGTTGTTCACTCGCCTGCCGGTAAGTTACTTTAAATGGATGGTTAATGAAAACGCACCACAAGCTGATATCGCCAAGGCAGAATTTGAACGCCGTGGCGATACCATGCCAGAAGTTGAGCTATCAGGCCATGCAATTGATAACGCGTCCATTCGGGTTAGAAAGATATGGCATGAAACCAAGAATGAGAATGAGGGAATTTACTCTTGGCTTCAACGCATGACCAAAGAATCGCTAGAAGCAAACAACGTTCATAACGGCAAATACAAGCATAAAGGCATGAAGCTAGTTATTGAGCAAGGTGAAGAGTTTCCTGTTCTAAAAACAATTATGCGATAGAGGCGGCTTAGGCCACCTCTGTAACTTTTCTTACTAAAAGGTAAAGAATATTACACCCCTTCGGGGGCTAAAGGGAAACCCATGACTACAATCATAATAAACAACAAGCCAATACGCATTCATGCCACTGTGGTAGCACGTGTTCAGAATCTACTAGAAGCGGGTGAAAGTATTGAAACGGTGCGCCAGAAAACAGGGCTTTCAAAAGGTCGCGCATCGGCATTAATCGACACTATTCAAGGTCAAGCACAAATGGGGAGAGTGGCGTGAGTGAATTACAAGACATGCTTCGCGTACAAGCTAGGCTCCACAGAAAGCAAGGTGCTAATGCCTTGGGTGATTTGTTCCAATCTGCCGCTCTGGAAATTGAGATATTAACGGAACGCCTAGAAAACCCGCAAGGATTGCAGGAATTGATTTGCGTTGAGCAAATGAAAGAAATTTCTTTGCCTGAAATACATCGAGCAAATCAAAAGCTTCACGAACAACTAGCAAAGGCTAATGAGCGTGTTGATGGCCTTGAAAAGGCACTGGCAAATTGCGCAGATGCTTTGTACGAAAGCAACATAAATCACAAAAAAGCTATTGATAAGATACAAGCAGAATGCATTG